ATGTAGTAAATATAACGCACAATCAATACACTTATTATATAGAAGCAATAGATGGATATTTCAGAGATACTTATGGAATAAAGTATCTACCCATAATTTACTATGTAGATTTAATATGTTATTAGCGTCAAAAATACCAAAACATGCATATCTAATATTTGTAATAATTTTTTATTTTATAATATATTTATTTAGTCATAAACGGTTCAGTTTAAAGGTTATTCCACCTTATAGTGTTATTAATAGAAATAATCTGGTTTTAAATGAAACTATATTAGATTTAATTGTAAATAATGATATTAATTACGAAAAAACAAATAATATCAATATTAATCAAGATACAATACGATTTAACAATAAATCTATTATATATGATAAATGCATATTATGCACAGGATATAATACAGATATACAATATTTAGGACTTTCAACTCTACCCAAATTATTTAATAATATAATATATCCTGAATTTAAAAACTGTGCCTTTATTGGATTTGCAGAATCATTTAATTGGATACAAGTATCTGAATTACAAATAAATTGGTACTTAGAACATTTAGATAAATTTCCAAAAAAATATATGACACAAGAAATAAATAATAGAGTAAAAGAAATAAATAAAGAGTATAATTATAGTGATTTAGCAATAGATGTTTATAATTATTGTGATAAACTATCTAAAAAAAATTTCGATAAAAATAATTTTAAATATTGGTTTAAAACCCCTAAATATAATTATTGGATATAAATTATTCGATATAAATTTCACTATTCAGTTCTTCTAATTTAAAATTAATACCAATATCATATATATAGCACCAATAAGAAGATTTTAAAACTTGATACTGTCTTAAATACTTTTCGTGTTTATAAGGTAGACCAATTTGTATATAAGTTAATGCTTTAATAATATTTGATAAGTTATATTTAGAGTAAATTATGTTATAATTATAAATTAAATTTTCAAAATCATTAGGTATATCAAATGTAAATATATCAGTTATATACATTTTTTTTTTTTCATAATTGTTCCATTTATCAATTAAAATTAAAAATTTTTCCAATAAAACATCCTCAATTCCTACAAAATTTAAACAAATAAGATATTTTTCAGAATTTAAATTTCTAGAAGTGACAGGTTTATCAATTAAAACTTTTTTAAAATATTTTGTTAAAAAATATATTATTTTCAATGTAAATTTTGTATGGATATCAAATATTTTAATAACAAAATTACCCCCCTCTTTTAAACAACCTAATGCACTTATTATTTCACAGACTATTAATTTATATGAACTTTGTTCCTGTGTTTGATAATTACTTGAATAATCAAACCCTCCATCAGCTGTTGCCAAATCAATTTTATTTTTTTTAAATTTTTTAAATAATTCTTTTATATTATCTGGATTATATAAATCTCCAGTATTATCTTTACCATAGAATAAATTAATATTTTTATTACATTTAAAAAAAAAAGAAGCTTTTTTCCAATCAGGTATAAAATTATCTTCAGAAATTAAAGTCATGCATGTGCATTTAGTATCAAATTTAGAATGTTTTTTTCTATAATTATAAATTGCTTCTACAAAACCACCCGGACCTTCGGCTAAACACAATGTATTTAAGTTTGCATTGTTATTAATGAGATGATATTTCTTTAACAATTCCCAAAATTTAAAATATGCTCTACTTATAGGGATATAAGAACTTACTGAAATTTCTTTAGAGTATATTGATTCATAGTCATTAACTAATAATTTTATTTTATCCCATAAAAATTTATCTACATTATCTATATATTTTTTATATTTATTAACAATATTAAATATATTTAAATTGTAATCTTGATGATTAATGGTTTTTGACAATTTTAATTCTAAATTTTTTAAATCAAACCTATTTTGATTTAATTCTAATGAATGGGTTTTAAGAATATTATTCATAAATTATTATGTATTTAATTGTTTAAGTAATTAAGTATTAATAACTTTATTTAAATCAACGATTTCAATATATTTACTATTTGTTTCAAATTCCTTAAATTTAGCAATAAAATTACTAAATATCTTTTGCCATTTTTCTTTCGCGGTAAAATCTAATTCTGCGATATTCACTTTTTGAAATTTTTGTTTTAACAAACCATAAATTTTTTCAAAATCTGCTGTCTTTTTAGAAATGGTTTTTGATTTTACTTTTAATTTAGGTTTTTCAGGTTTGGTACTTTCTTCAGGTTTTTTTTTAGGTTTAACAGTCAGTTTGACTGTTAAATTAATATCTTTAGAACGAATACCATTAGTTATTTCACGCTTTAAAGCGACAATTGTTTGGGTATTGTAACTATAACCTATAATGTCCTTAATTAATCTTTCAAAATCTGATTCATTTATCGAAGCTACATTAACTATTTTTTTTAATTTAGAACGTAATGTAGATGATTTTTGGAGTTGTAATTTTATAGTGCTATATAATTTTTCTGTTTCAATTACTGTTCTGGACTGCTTTTTGAATATAAAATATCTTGACATGAAGCTGATTTCTTTTTCGCCTTGAGATAATTTATTCAGTAAATTATTATATAATTTTTGTTTTTTGTTATAAGGTGGTTTAATACCTTTCATTTTATTTAAAATATCATTGTATACCAAATCAAATGTAGCGGTAGATAATCCATTAGGATTTTCGCTATTTTTAGGTAATCCTAATAACTCTCTAGATTCTTCTTTGTCTACTAAAACTATATTTTTTTCTTTAAGTTTATCAACCAAAAAGTCAAAATTTACAACATATTCAGTGATTTCTTGATTAATTGAACTAATAAATACATCTATTGATTTACCCAAAGATTCATCACTATTCTCTAAAACAAAGCTATCATTGTTATTCTTTATCTTCCAAATTACTTTACCATCTTTAATTCCTCTTAGATATTTGTTTTTTGTAATATTTTTTTCAGAAAATTTTTCCATTAATTTTTTACCATCTAAACATGTTCCTATAAAATACCCATTATTTTGTAAATTTTCATCTATGTTCTGTATTAAATTATCAAATGATGTTTTTGATTTAAATAAGTAATGAATAGCAAACATCATTGAAATCACATTGAAACCATTACTGCTATAGTCTGTATTTAATTCCCCAGATTTCCATAATTTAACCCACATATTATTGGATTCAATTTGTTTAAAAGCCTCCCCAGTTTTGATATTTTCAAATACGTCTCCGACAAGGAAATTAATATTAGGTTTTCTATAAAAGTCTATTCTATCTTTATTTGTTTCAATAAAATTTTGTAGTCTGATGCATGCGCCATCTATATCATCATAAATATTATTTCTAATAATATCAATACCCACAACATTAGATATATTGTTATAAACCCATTTACTAATATCCCCCCCTTTACCTGTTGCCATATCTAAAAGATGTATAGTTTTTAAACCATCCTTATATAATTTATCAGAAATATTTTTTATTAAAACATCATTTTTAATAATTTTGTTATGAAACTCTTGTAAACAAAATGTTAATGATTTGTCGCGTTTTTTACTTAAATCCCTTTTATAATATTGTCCAGTATCTTCCATTGAATCTGGAATATTAAGACCCGTTGTTATCATACTATCTGTTATAGGATTATGAATAGTTTTCCATATATTGTTAGCAACATTTTTATCTTGTCCATATGTTAAATCTAGACCTTTTGTAATATATGAATAATCTGGATAAAAGGTTTTAATCATGTCTATGTTGGCCATAAATATATCTTTAAATTCATCTATTCTCACACTTCTTATATTTTTATCAGTTAATCCAGGAATAGATAAAATATAAAACTTTATGTCTTCAAATAAATTTTCCTCGTCCTCATTAATTGTTTTACCTAGTTCAATTTTATCTATAAATTTGTTGATTATTTTATATATTCGCTTTTGTTTCTTTATACCTTGTTTATATTTAAAAGTTTTATCTTCGCGTGTTCTTAATGGAACCCATCTAAAAAATTTATCTTTTTCATATCTTGAATCATGACTATCATATTGTTTGTATGCAAATTCTACAATAGTATCATCTTTGATAATATCTAGTGGATTTTCTTTCCAATTACCACTCACTTTTATTAATTCATCATCAGTTTGTATTTCTTCCATAATATCAAAATCCCAACTATTACCAATAACTTCTTTTTTTAAAGAATCAATCTTAATTTTGGCTACATGTGAATCTTCGCAGTAAGGATATTTTGCTTTAAAATTTTCTAATAAATATCGACCGGAATTTATATTTTTTCTAGACTTTGAAAATTTACAAGGATTCATTTTAGCTTCACTATATCCAGCAACTTGTAAATTAAATGTCTTGTATTTAAAATATACTCTGTTTTGACTTTGATTAACATCGGTTTTTGTTTTTATATTTGCTCTCACTATACTATTATTATTATATTCCGCAAAGGTTGTTTTCTCTTCTTTAATTAAAAAATCTATTGTGTTTTCATGAGGCGGTTTCCATTTTAAATTCATAAACCATGTTTTATTTATTTTTAAATCAAAATCTCTATCATCATCACTATAAGATAACGGTAAATTTGCGGGAGTAAATATTAAACCATCATATTTATAATCACTTGTTTTATCTATATATTTAGACCATACATCATTTGATCTATCAAAAATACTTAACCCACTGTTTGCAATATAAATATTTTTAAGAGAAATACTCATTTTTTCTAGATTTGATGAATCATCTAATGGAACGCTATCATCATTAAATCTAACATCTATATCTCTAATTAATTGTTTACACAAATTAACACGAGTTATATCTTCATCGTCATTAGATATAAATGGTAAATGTTTTTTATCAACGCCTCCAATAGTATATAAATCATAAATTTTATATACATTTATATCTTGATTTAATAGATTTTTATCTAAATATTCTCCATTGAGTATAGTGTTGTAGTATTGGGTCTGAAGGGTTCTGATATTTGTTTTGAAAATTTTTAAATTAGAATCAATTAGATAAATACAACCTGAATACTCTCTATCATACAAATCTATTTTTTCTTGAGAAATACTTTTATTATCTAAGTGATTTGTTCCTACAATATATAATAGTTTACCTAATCCATCCGCTTTATCTGTTACAGAATATGGTATATTTTGAATAGATTTAGTATTAGATGGTTGTATATTTTTTAAATCAATACTTACTACTTTTGGACTTATAAAATAGTTTTTATCACTATTGTATGGATATCTATTATTTTCCATTTTGTAAAGCAAATCATTTAATTTTGATTTTTCATCTGCAGTATTTATATGTAAATTTTTAATGCTTTTAAAATATTCATTTTCTATATATTTATCTTCTATAGCTTTAATATTAGGTTTATCGGAATCTTCATCTTTTAAAACAAATTCATTATATCTATTAACATCTTTTAGAATATCTAACTTCTTATTTATTATATTTGTAAAATTAGATTTTATATAACTACTATAAATATTTTTTATAATATCTTCTTCTTTACTTGATATAATAATGGGGTATTTATTTAATTTTGCTAGAACAAAGTTTATATCCTTTTCTAAATTATCCAAATCAAATTGATTGTTTCGAGATTTATCAACTTCTAATTCTAACTCAACTTCATATCTTTTATCTTGTTCTAAAATTTGTGCATTCATAAATTCTCTCACTGGAACATTCACATATTTACCATTTAAATTTATATCTGTTTTTGAAGATTGCACAACAGTTAAATCTAATCTATTGTTATCAAGTAAAAAAGAATATCTTGTTTTTAATCTAAATGTCTTATATAATCTATCAAACTTGTTATTGTTAGATTTTAAGAAAGCTTGATATTGTTTCCAGTATTTAACTGCTTCATTTCTTAATAAAGTATTTTCTGATACCCATCGTCCTTTTTTAAGAGAAACTTCATTTTTAACATTAAATCTTATATTATAGTCTTTATTATCTAAAGTCATTTTATCACCTACTCTATAGTCCCTTGCCCCTTTGCCATTTAATTCAGAAATTTCAGAACCAGTGAATTTGTTGTTATTTTTATACAAAACCTCATAATCTAAATTTTCTAATGTGTTTGACTTACAAAATTTAGATATACTTGATTCATTTAATAAACTAAATCTTAAAGGAAAATTATCTAAATTATTAATATCATTGTTCTTAAAAATTTGAATATCTAATGTACAATTAACCGACGATAATTTCCATGCATCAGGACTATTCATATTATCCTTTAAACTTTTTAATAAATTTTTAAAATTAGAATCATTTATTTCAGATTTTGAACCAAACCTAATTTCATATTCAATATTTTTATTTGAATTATTCAAATCATGAAACAATTTTAAATAATGTTTTTCTTTTTCACTGAAAAAATTCATTAGAAATATATATTATATTTATAGTTTTTTATTTAAATAAAGAATCAATTTTAAATTAATTAAATTCACTAAATGTTTTCAATATCAGCGATAAGTTCAATTTTCTTTTTATTAATTAAACCTTTTTTCCCTTGTTTTTTGATATTAATACCTTTACTTGAAGCAAATAATTGTAATTTATCTAATTTCATATTTTTCAAACTGTCTTTAATATAAAAATTGTCTAATTTTGGATTTTTTAAAAGATTGGATGAATCCGTGTTTATATGAATTACAATATCTTCCTGATTAATAAAAACAATAATTGTATGTCTTAGTTCATTGTAATCATTTTTGTAATCAATATATTTATTGTTTTCTAAAACTATAAAATTTATATCAAAATAATCACCCAAATATCTATAAAAATTTTTTTGTAAACTATTATCTAAAATTTCAGATTCTAATTTACTTTTATTTATTCTTTTAGACTTATAATTTAACTTACTATGTAAGTCCTTTTTATTTAAATCAATTGCCATTTTATATTTAAGATTATCCATAAATTTTTGTTTTTTTTTGTCATCAATAAATACAAAATCGTTGTAGATAAGACAACAAAAAGCTATAAATAATTTATATTTCCCACTACTTATTTTATAATTTTGATGATTGTCATAATAATTTATGTTTTTTATCGAACCCATTTCTTTAATAATTTTACTTGTAAATAAATTATTATTATTATATTGATATTTATTTTCTACTAATTGATTATCTATTAACTGATTATCTTGTCTTAGTTTATTACTATTTTTGTCTTCAATAGATATATTTATAGGTTTATTGAAAGGTTTTTTAATATTATTTTTTTTACTTGAATTAATAATTTTTTCTAAATCTGATTTAAATATAAAATCGGATCTAGAATAAATTATATCATTGAAACAAAAATTAGACTTTTGCAATTCTTCTATGGTTGAAAAATTTAATCTCTTAATTAATTTTTGGTCTATATTATCTAAATTTTTTATAATACCGTTGTGTAACATTTATGTATATCTACATTTATTTTTTTAAATAATAAATCAAATTAAATTTGATAATAATATATGACTGAAAATCGAATAATAATATGACTGAATTTACTCCTTTTGATTCATTAAAATATAGCTTTATAAATAATTTTAAAACAGGTAATATTTTAGTAGATTCGTTAATAACTACAATGATATTAGGTGTATTATCATATATTTATTCATTAAGACATTATTTAACAGATTATTATTATATTTTGTATGACTATTTAACAAATAGAAATGTAAATCAAATTAGCTTTTGTTGCACAGAAACTTCAGTTATGTATGGACATAGGTCAGGAGCGATTAAAATGCAAGGTAGTGATGCATTTAAAGCAATAATGCTAGAGCTTAAAGAAAATATTCAAAAAGGAAATGCTAAAAATTTAAAAAAACTTAAAGAATTTTGCGCAGACAAAGAAGAACATTTATGGGATGATTATGATGATGAATCTGACAAAGAGCGTAAAATTGATGATAGTATCCGTGATATTATGTATTTAGTAGACCAAAAAAAAAAATTTTCAATTAAAAGTAAATATACTGAAGAACTTGAATTTAGAATGGTATCTAAAATTAAAGAAAATAAAGAAGAAAAACAAAAAACAAATATAGGCAGTTGCACTACATATAAACTTATTATATCTACCAAAAAAAAAAATCTAATGTATATCCAAAATTATATCAATCTTTGTTTAAAAAAATATCAAGATAAATTAAATGATAAGATAAATAATAATCAGTTTGTATTTATGTATGAGGGATTTGATAATAACGAACTTAATTATACTACATACCCGTTTCATACCACATGTAATATAGACAATATATATTTTGATAATAAAACCACTATAATGAAACAAATAGATTTTTATAAAAATAATAAAGATTGGTATATAAAAAATGGTAAACCCTATACACTGGGCATTTGCTCATATGGTGAACCTGGATGTGGCAAAACTAGTTTTGAAAAAGCCCTTGCAAAATATTTAAACAGACATATTATTATTGTAGATTTAAGTAAAATAAAAACACAACAAGAAGCTGATAGAATATTCTTTTCGGAAGTAATTAATTCTAAAAGAATTCCATACAATAAAAGAATATATATTTTTCCAGATATAGATGCAATGAATTCAATTATTTCAAGAGAAGAACCAAAACAAAAACCTTCTCAAATTAATTTGGATACTTTAGAAAAGAAATTATTATTAGATAAATTTAAAAAAGATAAGAATATAGATGAAGACTTTGTCACATTATTAAGTAAATCTCAGCCAAAAAATAAAAATTCAAATGAACCACTTAATTTGTCAAAATTATTGAATATAATTGACGGTATTCCCGAAAGAACAGGTCAAATAATTATATTTAACACAAATCATCCTAATAGATTAGATCCAGCATTAATAAGACCGGGGCGGGTAGATTGTTTAATTCATTTTCAAAAAATGAGTCCAGAAAATACGTTCAAACTTATTGAAAATTATTTTGACAATACCCATTTAAAAAAGAAATTTATAGAATCTAAACTAAAAAATATAGGCAGATTTTGGACACCCGCTGAGATTTTCCAGATTTGTTCAAAATATAACAATATTCAAAAAGTTTTAGAAATTTTAGAAAAAAAACAAAAAATCAAGTTTGTGTAATTTTATCTTATATTATTATTATAATGAATATTGTTTATAAATTGATAATTATTAGTGTGCTTTTTATATTAATTGATTATTTTTATCTAAGTAATATTAGTAATTATTTTAATAATCAAGTTAATTTAATACAGAATTCTCCTATAACATTAGACTTTATTTCAGCAGGATTATGTTATTTTTTTTTAGTTTTTGGTCTCTATTATTTTATTTTGAAAGATAAAAAATCACCTTTAGAAGCATTCCTATTTGGATTAATCATTTATATGGTATTCGAAACTACAAATAAAGCACTATTTAAAAATTGGAAATGGACAACAGTTTTAATTGATGGAATATGGGGAGGCATACTTTACTATTCTATAACAACTATCTATTATTATATAGAAAACAATTATAAATAGACTTATCAATTATTTTGTGTATATTATATAAGGTATTAAATAGACCATTGTTATTAAAGCGATGATATTTATATTTTTATCTTTATTAGAAAAATAGAGTGACGCTATACCTGCTATAATAATCATAAAACTATCTCCTAGTATCGCTTTATAACCTACTTCTGACGCATAACTTTTAAATAAATCAAGCATATTATTTTTCCCAATAGGAATATTCTTGAAAAAAAGATAAAATAAGATATCATGAACAATCTGCACTATTAAAATTATTGATAAAAATCTAATTAAAGTATACTTTAAATTATATTTAGTAAATATCCACCTTGTTATTATCATACCTATTACTAAAATAAATACATCTGCTATAACTGCTGATAACCTATACTTTTCATACCAATTCATTAAAATAGTTGAATTAAAATAGTTTGTATAGTAAACTATTATTATTATTATTAATTCAGCTAATATAGAACCATTAAACATATAAATATAATCATCGATATTATTAAAATTAGCTATTGAGTTCATAATATTAATATATTAGAAATTAATATTTGATAATTTAAAAAATATAATATTATATTATTAAATATGGAATATTTGTTTGACCCATTAAATCCAAATGATTCAACAAAATTTTTTCCAGCACCTAATCCAGACCTAAAATTAAAAAGATTTGCCCCTATGAGAGAACAGGCCACTTATCAAGATGGAATAGAGTGGGGATACCGGTGGGAAGAAATGATTTGCCAGATAAATTATCAGTTTCAAAAATTATTGGAACTAAATCAAGACATAGGATTTTATGTGGGATGTCAAAAATCGGGTAATGATTGGAAAGCAAGCACAGCACAAACTGCTGATTTAATAATTGTCGAAAAAAAAACAAATTATAGAAAATCTTTAAAAGAATTAGGATGTGATGATACACAAATTAGAAATACCGATTGTTTACTAGAACATAAACAATCATTTTCCCCAACAAGTCTTATTTCATGTATATCTAAATTAGGTAGTTTAGGAAGTTATTTAACTAGAAATCCTGATAAAATTGTGTATATAATTAAAACTGTTGTTCCGGGTCACTTTACACTATCACTATATTATCCTTCAGAAAATAGATTAGAATATTTTGATTCAGGTGGAACAGAGGATACCATATTTTACAAGGATGGAATCCCTTTTTCTGCTGAACTCATTACCCAAAATAAATTATCTGGTAGAAAGAAAAAATGTTTAGAAAAAGAAATAACAGATTTTAACGTATGTATGTCTCTAACCTCTATTTTTAATGAAGCTCAATTTGTATCCATTAATACGAAAGACTTGCAAATATCCGATGATGACGCATATTGTCAATCATGGGTTTTATTGTATGCTTATATTCGCTTTGTCTATCCTAGATATACAACTGAGGCTACTTTAGAATTTTTACATACTTTATCTAAAAGTCAGTTATATAATTTAATAGTTTGTTGGTGGAAATACATTATATATTTACCTACAGAACAACTAAAGAAAAAGGCGTATATTGGAGCATATAATAGTTTGTTTAGGTAAATTTGATAAGTGTAATTCAAAAATAATTATTCTAAATTAAAAATGACATCACCGACTCACTATCCACTTTCCATAAATTATTCAAAATCCAATATATTCTATGTCTCTATTCAAAATATTATTTTTGATAAAGGAATGATAGAAACTTCAAAAGAAAAAGGAGTAAAACTTAGTGGAATAAAAATTTTTCCCACTAATAATCCTAAATCTCAAGGATTTAAGTTAAACAAATGGGATAATGTATACAATGATATAGAAAACAAGATAGATTTAGATCCTATAAAATTAAAAAAATATAATAAAGACTACTATGAAGTGATAGATGGACGACATCGTGTTGTTACTAGTCTAAAATATGGCTATATTTTTATTCCTGCTGTAATCCTTGCCAATTAATTATTAATTGGTTATTTTATAGGAGTAGTTCATTTATTTTTGAAAAATGTTTACAACCAAAAAATTCACCTCTATTAGCAGATAATGGACTCGGATGTGTTGCCTCTAGTATAAAATGTTTTTTAGTATCAATATATTTTTTTTTATTTTTAGCAAAATTACCCCAAAGAACAAAAACTATATTTTCATTGTCTGAGGATATTTTTTCGATAACTTGATTTGTTAATTTATACCAATATTCCATGTGAGATAATGGAGATTTTTCTAGAACAGTTAAGGAACAATTTAGAAAAAGGATACCTTGTTGGCCAAGATCAGTAAAATCTGATGATGTTCGTTTAATTTCTAAATCAGAATTTAATTCTTTTAAAATATTTCTTAAAGATGGAGGATTTTTAATCTCATTGTCAACACTGAAACATAGGCCATTAGCTTGATTTTTACCATGATAGCAGTCTTGGCCTATAATTACTACTTTTGTATTTTTTATATTAAAATAGTTAAAGCATCTAAAAATATGTTCTTGTTTAGGAAATATTGATAAAGTATTATAGAGGGGTTTTTCTTCTGATAATTTTTTATCAATTTCGCAGATTTCTTTGGAATAATTCAAAAACCAATCTTTCCAATTGGTTTGTAAATTATTAATTTCATATATTAGAGACATTATTAAAACTCTTAATAAATAAATAATTTTTATCAAATTAATTTTTAAAAAGCAAAGGTAAGTGCTAATTCCGTTACAGTGGACGAATCGTTGGATCCACTCATATTATCAGTCGAAGTCGTGTTCGCCTTTATTGACATTGAACCCATCGTGTATGATACACCAATGGCTGTGCTTTCTTGGTCAGGCGTTGATGCAACCGTGCCGCTGCCGTCTGCAGCAAAGTCTACTGTACTTCCACCATATGATATACTTAAATTATCGTTTACAGCAAAACCTATAGCAAAAGAATCCACTTCGGCCTCCATAGCTTCATAACTACTAGAATCCGCATTATCATATTCTGTGGTTTGATAACCTATAGTAACCGGGCCGATTGCATAAGTAGCAAATAAAGTTTCAGAATCTGTTCCACCATTTGTTTTTGGGTTTTTTGAATCTGTATATGTATTTTCCCCGGTCCCGTAACCTATTGTGAGTCCGTCAAAAGGACTGACACCTACATAATACCCTTCAGACGATATGTTGCCTTTACTAGTCCCATCGGCAATTTGCACTTCAACCGTTTCTGTCGCATATGACAAGCTAAAGCTCACACCGCCTATGGAGGGTGATTTATACATAATACTATTTCCTGCTCCATCATTTGTTTCAAAAACATTAGATTTGACACCACCCGTTGGCGTTAGGTTATCCCATGTTTCTATGAACGCCGTTGGAACAGCTTCATCATCACCGAGTCCGTCCGAGGCGACCCCAACTAGCTGGCTCATACCTGTACCAGCAAATGTTAACGTTCCTGCATCACCCATACCAAATGTTAACGCCGTGGAAGAGTATTGGCCGGAAGTCATACTCTGCAGCCCAACACTGGTAGATACACTCATCCCATTATCCATTTCCCCACTTCCATTGAAACTAATTGTCGAATTATTAGATAGTCCATTATCATCTTTATAGTCGGTTCCAGTAACATTTATATATTTTGCACTCGCACTGCCGTTCATAGCGAAGGAGCCCTTTGATTGCACTAAAGATTTTATATTCTTTTTTAAACCCATTATATTATAAACAAATATATTTTTTTTAAAATATAAAAAAAAAATTAAATATGGTTATATATATTGTCATTCGATTTTAACGAATGACAATATATATAACCATAGTTCCTTAGGTAAAATATATTTCCAATTACTTTTATTATAAAATCTGTTATCAGTATAAAATATGGTTTTAATAATATCTGATTTATATAATTTAATATTATAGATAGTATAATATTGATTTTTAAAATAATTATTTAAATCTAATTTACAAGGATTTTTATTGTTCCATTCCTCAGTATACGGTTTAAGAATTTGAGTAATATCGTTTTTTCCAAAGTTTTCTGATAAGTATAGGGCTTTAATCCCTAAATTAGGATAAGTGTGGTTTAATATATATATAGTTGGGTCACATTCCAATTCAATTAATAATTTAACCACATTAAATTTATTTCTTAGCACCGCATAATGTAAAGGTGTATAATTAAAGTCTTTTCTAAAATGATAATTAAAATTTGTTACATTTTGTTTTTTATAACGACTGACTACTTTTTTTATCATATCTAAATTGTCGGTATCAATATAATTAAATAGTGATGTCATTTAATTTTATATAAATGCCGAGATTTTAAGTCTTTATCAAATATTTTTTATAATAATATTATTTTCTTCGGCAAGTTGAATTACAAGAGGATCGTTTTTATAATCGAGATGATAATAAATAAATTTAATATGTGATGCGGCTATAGATTTAAAACAATTTATACATGGAAAATGAGTGACATATATACTACTATCCTTTACTGAAACCATTCTAGATGCCGCGTCACAAATAGCATTTTGTTCAGAATGCACTGTAGCCTGTTCGTGATTATCAATAACGATAGATTTGTGTTGAGCACCAGGTAAAAAGCCATTATATCCTGTAGATATTATTCTATTATCTTTAACAATTACTGAACCAACTTTAAGACGGTGACAACTTGAACGTTGTGATATTAGCAGTGCAATTGACATAAAGTATTCATCCCAGTTTAAACGAGTTTCTAAAGTATCAATAAAATTTTTTACTTTACTAAGATTTTTTGACATATGTATAATTAATTACTTATAATTTTATATATTTATATATTAATATGAATAATTTAAAAAAATATAATGATAGTCAAACAGAATTTTATTTAAAAAATATACGAAATGGAAGAGTAAATATAACGGGTGACACCCATAAAAACTGTAAAATGCCTTTATATGAAGAATCAAATAGAGGTAATCATTTATATAAAAATTATGCATTAAAAAGCATTATATCAACAGATGGAAATAAATTAAGTAGTAATTATTTTTCGAAAAAAAATATAGACTTAATTCAAAATCAGTTAATAAAAAAAGTTTTTATTGAGACAGACTATAAAATTAAACGACAATCAGATACGGAGTTAAAAATAATCATGCGTTCAGTGTATCTACAATATAGTAAAAATATTGAAAAAAATATTGATAAGCAAATATTAGAACTAAATAACTTAGTATATACTTATGCTTTACCTAACATAGTATCAAATTTAAAACAATTTTTAGGATATTCTAAAGATATCAGCACTCTTCCGATACCGTTAAATTTACCCGAAAATTTATCAATTAAAGGAAATAAATAATTATAATTAAAATATTTATTTATAATATAATGGATCGATTTACAATAATTTTAATATCAGTTTCTCTAATTTTTGTTTTGTATTATTATTATAATCAGTATAAAAATTGGAAAGAGGAAACAAAAAATTTAACATGGCCGACAGAATATAATAGATGTCCTGATTATTGGACACACGATGGTAATCATGTGTGTAGAAACACTCATAATTTAGGTAAATGTCCCCGAGGTAACAATAATAGATTACAAAGAAATGGTAATATAGATTTTAAATTGGTAACAGGTGTGAGAGATACCGGTAATATGAATAGGTTAGATACAGTTATGTCTAAAAAAGGAAATTTATTTAAAAAATGTAAGTGGGCAAAACAGTGTCATACATCTTGGGAGGGTATAGATAAATTATGTGCTTAAAAATAACTAGATATAATATTTATAATGTCAAACAGTGTTTGGAGTAGTAAATATACACCAAAACATATAAAAGATATTACTGATAACGATACAAATATTAATAAGATAACATGTTGGTTAAATTCGTTTAAAGATGACAATGAAAAATTAAGAACAAGTAATGCATTATTTATAGAGGGTGGTTCGGGAATCGGTAAGAAAACAACTATAAAATTGATTTTAGAAAAAGAAAAATTTCAAATAAAATATATTTATTTTGATAAAACAAATTCAATAAAAAATCAACTTGATTCTTTAGATTATTTATCAGTAAACAGTATTTTTAACAACAAGAAAAATATAGCAATAGTTATAGAAGAAATAGATACTATTATAAATTCAACTAAAAGTTCATGTAAACTATTTATAAATTATTTTAAAAAAAAATGTAAATTACCCTTTATATTTATTTACAATATAAATAATGATATCAATCATAAATCACTCAGTAAAGAAAGTATTAACATTAAATTCAATAAATCTAGTAATAGTAATCTTAAAAAGTTTGTAACTAAGGTATTTAAAGCTGAAAATATAAAATTAGAAAATATAGACTTAGATAAGTTAATCGATATATTACAATATGATTATAGAAGAACTTTATATATTTTAGAAAATATAAAATTCTACTTTAAAGAAAAAGTAGTCACAGAAAAAGACTTAGACAATATTATTTCTGTTTTTTTAAAAAAAAATTTATCAATAGAATTAAATGATGCACTTAATAAAATATATAATAGTAAATTAGATATAAATAAATCATTAGAATTATACAACACAAATTGTATGAAATTACCTATGTTAATTCATGAAAATTTTATAAAAAATATTAAATATAATTTAATAGAAACCCCGAAAGATAAACTTAAAAAAATAGACAATTATTACAATTATATTACAGATGCATATATTATACAATCAAAGATTTTTGAGTTAAATAATTGGGATTTATCAGATTATGTAGGAATTTTATCAACAACAGTTCCCAATGTTTTATTAAATAGTTCAGAAAAAAAAAATAAATATAAAACAATCAATCCCTCACCAATATATAGTAAAATTAATTATAGATTTTATAATTTAAAATTTATAAATAGCATTAGTAAAAAGATAAATATTAATGTAAATAATTTTCAAAACTTTAGTTTTAAAGTATATAAATTATTTGTATTAGCCGATTTAAAAGAAAAAAATGCATTAGAATATGCGAATTATTTGAAATCAAAAAAAATCTTATTTTTAGATATAGATAAAACAATCAAGATTAGTTATTTGTATGCTCAATATAGAAATATTTATACATCTAAAAAAAGAAAAGATATTGAAAAAATATTTTTAACAAAAATATGAATGTTATATATATATATAAGTAAGTATGGCTGAAAAAGATGAATATGGATTTGATAAAAAATATAGATATAATAGAGAAGAAGACTATCCAGTAAAAAAAACTAAATTTAACGTTAAATCAATACTATTTTACATATCTATAACAATTATTATTATAAGTATACTATTAAGCTGTTCTCTAGCTGGGTATATTGCGTGGAACTCTGTTACGAACGACCCTATAATTATTAAAATAATTAAAACAAATCTAGCTATTTTGTTTTCTCCGTTATTTTTAACATATGTATTTGTAAAATCAATTGTCTTTAAATTGCCAAATTAATTATTTTATATATATGATATATAATAAATAATAATATATATATTATATAAATGGAATCAACAGAAAAAGATTTAAGTCATAACATTAAATTGGCTCTCACTATATTTATTAGAACAATAATTATGTTTATTGTACTGTATTTATCATGGAATTGTAATAAAACAACAAATATTATTTTTAGAATTATAATAACATTATTTTCCACGACATTTGGTGAAATTTATATTTTTTATTATGCTTTTTATAGGTTATTTTTAGGTAATGCTTGTCCCATTTAATTTACTCAACAGTAACAACTTTAGCTAAATTTCTAGGTTGGTCTGGATTTATATTTTTTATTAATGCAAGTTCATAACTTAATAATTGTAAAGGAATTATAGATAATAAATCACTAAATGTTTTGTTAAAAGGTATCAAAATATGTTCTGATTCACATTTAGGGTTATCTGTTATTACTAATATAGTTGCTTCTCTAGACTTGATTTCCTCATATACATTCATGCATTTTTTATAATGATTATTAGGACAAATAATTATTACAGGAAAATTTTTTTGTAATAGAGATAAAGGACCATGTTTTAACGAACTGACAGAGTATGATTCAGCATGTATATATGAAACTTCTTTTATTTTTAATGCAGCTTCTTTTGCAATAGATTGACCTTGTAATTTACCTAAAATAAAGCAAGAATTATGTGTAAACAGATTAGTGTATTTTTTTATAGATTTATGCATAGATAAAGTTTTTTCGACATCAAATCGTAAATTATACAAATCATCTATTATTTTATTTTTAATATGTAATTTATCTGATTTATAATGAATCTGATTAAACCATAATGCTACTAAAATTAATAATATAGATAAAGCAAAAAAGGATTTTGTAGAAGCTACTGATATTTCTCTACCTGAATGAATATAACAACCACAATCGACTTCTCTGGCGATTAAAGAATCCACTACATTAATTAATCCTATTGTGAAAAGATTATTTTCTTTAGCGATATTTAAACATTTGTATAGGTCACGGGTTTCACCTGATTGTGAAGATAATACCAATATAGTTTTACCGTTTTTGGGAATATCATATTTATTAAAATCAGCTCCATCTATAACTTGAATACTTGAAAATTTACATAATTGTTTGAAAAAAGTAACAGAATATTCAGAGGCGTTCAATGATGTTCCACAACCTAATAATATTATATTATCAATATTTTTTAAAATATTTAAATTATCATCTAAGCCTTTTAAACATATTTTATCTTTTTTTAGTCGACTTCCATATTTTAAAACATTATCAACACAATTAATTTGGTCATATATTTCTTTAATCATCCAATGTTCGTATGGTTTTGGACATAGATTATTTTCAGACTTGATTGCTTTTTTTAAAATATAGATACTTTCAGTTATAATGTTGATCTTATTTTCAGCATCTATGTTAATAACACACAAATCGTTGTTCTTAAGAATAAAATAACTATTGAATAAATTATTAAACCCTGTTTGTTCACTGGTTACAATACATTTATTTTCACTATAACCTACTAATAGAGGACTTCCATTTTTAGTGCAATAGAGTTTATTTGGGAATTCCAAAGATAATATAACTAATCCCCATGTTCCTTCTAACATAGCCGTAGTTTTTTTAATTGATTCTTTTAATGAACTATTTCTATTAAAATATTCTATTAGATTAATAATAATTTCTGTGTCTGTATCAGAAATTATTTTGAAATTTTTTTCTAATAAAAATGATTTTAATTTTTTATAATTTTCAATAATTCCATTATGAACAATTGCTAGTTTTTGATTATTGGATATGTGAGGATGAGAATTTATATCATTTTTTGGACCGTGAGTAGCCCATCTTGTATGACCAATACCTATATTATCATTATTATAAGGATTTTTTGTATTTAAAAATTCAATTGCGTTTAAGTTTTCAGTTGATGCTTTTTTTATATTTAAAAATTGATTATTATTAATAGTGCATATACCTGCTGAATCATAACCTCTATTTTGTAGTTGTCTTAAACCATTTAACAATATTTCATAAATATTATCACTGATACCTGCTATTATTCCACACATTAAATTATGTATATATTATTACATATATAATTTAATTATAAATAAAGATTTAGTTTAAAACCACATAAAATAAAATTATATTATTTTATTTTAGTGATAAAACTAATATTTAATATTTTAATAGCTTGGTTAGAAAAATTATAATCAACTATAATATAATGATAAATCAGCATATTATAGCTGTAGCTTTGGGTATTATTTCTGTTTTAATTGCAATAAGATATATGAATTTAACTGATAAATTATTTAATGAAGTTAGATATATAAGGAGTAAATGTGTAGTAATAAATAATAAAAAGGAAATAGAAAAATTAATTACTGAAATTAAAGATAAACATAATCTATCTTTGAAACAATTAAAATCCTTACTTATAAAGAAAAAAAAATCTATTAAAGAAAATTATCAAAATTATAATTTAAATAAAAGTTTAGATTTTATAAGAAACAACAAAATAGTGCTTGATTACGTAGTAAATTGTTAAATACAAGTTATTCAAACTTTAACTCATAATCTATGTTACAATCCTCATTTTCATCATTAACTAATTTAAATTTTGAATGTTTTTTATACTCTTTTTCTACTTCTGAACAAAAAGTTTCATTTATAGAGTCACCATCATCTAATGAAAAAAAATCGGTTTCTTTTTCACCATTAATTAAATCATTAATTTTTAATATTAAGCTTTCATCATTTAAAAATTTGGAATCCTTATTAAAACTATTACAATATCTATTTATTATTTGTTTTTTACAGTCTGAAGATTTGTCGAATGTCATTGAAGTTCTATTTCCATTTGATAATATATAATTTCCTCCTAGAACATTTAAGGTTCCATTGAATCCTAAAACTTTTAAATGTAAATTATCATAATCTGAATTTACAACTTTTATATCTTTGATATATTTTTCTTTTAATTTGGATAAATTATTAATAAAATAAAAAATTAAATCTTTAATATTTAAACATTTTAATTTATCAGGAAGTTTTTTACTATGATTATTTTCCCAATTATCCAAATATTTAAAAGGACAATCAATAATATCCCATAAATACCTGTCTTCTATTATAATTTTTTTTATAATTTTTTTTATAGTGATATATACAATATCTTTAAACGTTTCTAAAGCTTTATAAGCTAAGAAGTCTTTAAATGACTTCGTAATTTTTTCTTTAGTAAATTTTGATTTTTTCCCTAATTCTTTAATATTAAGTTTTAATCTTCTTTTCAAACTAGATAATTCATTACAAAATTTTTGACTATTTAAGTAATCTGTAATTTTCTTTGGTACTTGACTTTTTATATCATTTATAGCTTTTGTTATTGATACTTGAAAAAAACTATTTTGAATTATTTCGAAATTATCATATATTTGGTTAGATAAATACAAATCTAATAACTGTATTTCAGGATTATTGAGAGCATAATTTTGATATTTATTATATTTACTAACGACATCTTCTTTAACTCCTTTTAAGATAGGTATGTATTGATTAATATGACCATTAGAATCACAATAAGACAAAACCAATAAACTATATTTACAAATCAAAATTTCTTCTAAATTAGTAACAAGAGTTTCAACCTTATGATGTAGTGTTCCTGAGCATTCGATAGTTATAATATTGATTTTATTTTGTATAGCTATATTTAACCAAGTTGATGAAAGTTTTTCATCAACTTTTTCTGTAATCGAGCAACCTATATCATCAAAAAAATTTGAATATTTAAACCTTTTAGAGATTTTGGAGCATTCTGGTTGTTCAATTTTATTATGTATACAAATTATAGTTACAAAATTTCCATCTTTAATTTTATTAATTATGTTAAAACAAATATTTTCTCTGAAATTATTTTTTATAATTTCTGAAATATCAGTTTTTATAGTTTCTAAATCACTTTCTTCTGTTTTTTTTAAATAATTAATTAGTCTACTATCATAATCATTATTATTATAGATATCATTTATTTCATGTTCTAATTGTCTATTTAGTTCTATGTGCCGTCTATTATATATTTCGTTTATTTTTAGTCTTGGTAATAATTGTGATTTTTCTCTTTCACCAATTTTATCAATATCTGTTAAACTTATACCTTTAAAAACGTCAAAGAAAAAACTATATTTTTCAGAATCTTCTTCTTCTCTAAATACATTAAATTGATTAGGGATTAATTCTAAATAATTTATAAACTCTTCTTCTGATTTTTCGGATATAAATAAAATATATTTAATTATTTTTTCAAAATTTTTTAAATATTTATTAAATTCACTAATTATTATTTTACTTTCTCCAGATATTTTTTCTATTGATACTTCTTTTAGTATATTATCCAAATCACAAGGTGTACCACCAATCTGATTTATATATTTTTTCAGAATAGACATACCTTTTTTACTAAAAATAGAACTATATCTATTGGTTTTAATATCATAAATATAAGAATACATATATATATATATATTATTAGATTTAATAATTTTATAATAGATTAGTTATTTGTCCACCAATTAGGTGTTAAATATGGGGGCATTTGTTGTTGCATATCTTTCAGAGGCATCATAGATGGTCCAAAATTCATACTTGAACGTATTTGAGAATATGAGATATAATAATCATAATATTGCATATTAGATAATTGTCCACTGAACCCCTGGAATGAATTTATGAAAAGGTCTCCATAATTCTGTTTAGGTAAGTTACTTAATTTTTTACTTGTAACTACATTGCCATTTATATATATATCCATTATCTTTTGTTTAATACATATTGCTACATTAAACCATTTTCTCACAGGTATATTATCAACATCTACATATTCATTAATCTTACTATATGTATTCATAAATATCCTTAATTTATTATCTTTGGGATGTATCCATACACCTGGAGCTCTTAAAGGATGTCCTTCCTCATTTCCTTTATGCATAACATGTTTCCATTTTCCATATCTATATGACATATCATCTATATACATCCAAAATATATAACTAAACTCTAATCCACCTTCTTCATTTTTAGAACGAATAATAGTTTTTGAATTTTCTTTTGTTGGGTCTTGTAAAATAACCATTCTTTTTGTAGCATCTTTTGTGCCATTTAATAACATAACATGAGAAGACTTATAATCATTATATCCTTTTGCTATTTTTTTTACTAAATAAACTAAAAACATTACAACAATTATTGCAATTACAGCCTTAATAGTTTTACCTAAATAAGAGTTATTTGACACTAAGCTATCACTTTTTGATTTTAGAAAACCTGTTGCTTTATTAAAATAGGCACTCATATATAATATATACAAATATTTTAAAATTAAATTATTTATTAATATTTATATTAAATGCTTCCTGAAGCAGAGATTGAATTATCTCCAACACTTGCGGAAAAATCTACATTTACATTAATATTAGGTTTTAAGTCTGATAATGTGTCATAAACACTTATCGCATCATAACCGCCTTTATAAATACTATAGACTTCGTTTGACGACAAGGCTTTATTATAATATTTAAATTCACTTAATTTTCCGTTAAAACCACCATTATCTGTTATATGTAATGGATTTTTATTATGTTTCGGAACAGAATCATATGTGCAACTTCGTTTTAATTTACCATTTAAATATACATCTAATGTTTTATTATGTAAAACTAATACTAAATGAACCCATCTTTGAACTGGAATATCAATTATATCACAATTATCTAAAGGATTAAGTAAATTTTTATTTTGTGATGGATTCATATTTTTTTTATTACCATGTGTATCAATTCTAATCATTAAATTATTATTTTTTGGATATAACCATACACCAGGATTTACATATTTAGCATTTCTTGGTCCTTTATGAAATATATGTTTAGGCTCATTGTAATTGTATCCTAAATCTTCTATATTTAACCATAAAGAATAAGAATAATTATAGCCGACTTTAGATTTAATTAAAGTTTTATTTTTAAATTGTAAATAAGAAGATTTTCTAGATTTATTATTAGTATTTAAAATATAATTAGCGCGTCTAGGTTCTTTAATTAAATATGGTTGCTCAATAGATTTTGTTTTAAAATAATTATAAACAGAATAAATCATATATATTATAACTATAATTGTAAGTATTGTAATTATTATTGTAAATGACTTATTATTTTTAAGTTGATTGAGATCAATATTCATTATATTATAAAGTAACATTATTTTTACAAAATAATAAATATCTAAATATAATATCTATATAATTATTTTTTACATAATTTACAATGGTCTAGCTTTGGGTTTTTTTCTAATTTATTTTTTTTATTAGCATTATCATCATCATCGTCATCCATATCAACATCTACACTAAAATCAACATGAACAGAATCCTTATACTTATTTATCATGTTTGTTAAATCAGGATACATCCATGGACTAGGACCGTAATAATATAACTGTCTAATTTGGTGATGATTGAGTGAAGTATTATGGTATCTTAGTTGATTAATCATACCTGAAAATCCACCATTTTGTGTAACCCATAAATGTCCATTGTTTTGTTTAATATCATTTTTAATAGTAACTGTGCTTTTTAAACTCCCATCTATATATATTTCTGTTGATTGTGAATTAACTACTACAGCTAAATGAAACCATCTTCCTAAAGGAACATTATTAATATTGTTAGATAATGTTGTATCCTTAATCATATTATCATTTCGAGATGGATTCATCGATTCATATTTATATTGTTTTTCCATAGTTCCTATCTGTAATCCTTGGGAATGAGCTTCTCTAACTAAATTACTGTTAACATTTTTTAAAGAATTATGGTCAGTTATACTGGGAAATTTAGCAACTTTTACGTATGAATTATCTCCCATATTTTTCCCTTCAAATGTAAATCCATGACATGTATCATTGTTATCACACCATGCCTTCGTCTTATCTAAATTTGTATGTTCTATTTTGTTACTTAAATTATTATCTAATATAGAATCATAAACTTTATTTTTATGAAATTTATATTTTTGTCTTCTATTTTTTCTATCAAATCTAACATGTAATTGATTTTGTGTGGGATGAAGCCATATTCCAGGTTGAACCGAATTTCCATTTTTATCACCTTTATGCATAACATGTTTCCATTCGCCATATTTATAATCCCAATCATCTATATAAAGCCATACTGATGTGGTATAACCAATGCCATCATTAGGTAATGGGATTAGTTTATTATGATGAACACTTGATTTTTTTGCATTTAATGGTTTACGTATATAAATAGGTTCTAAAGTTTGTTTTTTTACAATATTTTGATATTTTTTATATAAAAAGAAGAGTAATACACATACAATTAATATTATAATTCCTGATTTTATTTTTGGACTATTTTTTATTTTATCAAGCATTATATAATATACATATATATTATTTATCTATTTCAATTTTCATATTTATTTTTGGAATCTTCTTGTATAAAAAATTAAAATTAGATATAATTGGAATTTGAAATCCAAAAGGTCCATTTTTAAATATCCTATAAAGATTATTAATGCCTAATAATTGATTTTTTTTAATTACATAATTATAATATTTAACTTGTGATACATATCCATTATATCCCCCGTAAGGATTAATTTTCATATTAGATTGATTTATAAATTTAGGAATATTATTTATATATTTAGAATTGTATAATTTACTATTTACCCATACATCAAGATTTCTGTTATCTAATATTACCGATATATTAAGCCATTTTTGTAAAGGTAAGTTTAAAATTTTCAATTTAGTTCCTTGATTGCTATTATAAGTCGGAATGTGTATATGTAAATCATTTGAGTTTTTATCTAACCATATATTACAATTATCCCAAACTATAATATATTTATTTTTATTGAAATTATAAGTCCAATCCTTTATATATATCCAAAAATTTAATGTCCAAGTAATACCAGTATTTTTAACATTTTTTTTTAATAAATTTTTTTCAACACTATAATTTATTTTTGAGTTTTTAGGTTGGTCTAATAATAAACTATAATATGTGTTTGTATATTTTTTATATGAAAAATATAAACCTAATAATAGTAGAATTATAGCAAAAATTACTAAATATTTATAATTCATTTATATATATTTAGAAATATATTTTAATTCCAAATAAGGTTTTTAATTAAAGAATCAGCGGATTGATGCCATGGGTCTGAAATATATAAATGTGTTATTCCTTTTTCTCTATTATTATCAATTGTTATTGTTTTTTTATAATTTATAGAACCAGAAATATTTAATGTTAAGTGTGTTGCTTTAACAGACAATCTAATATGGGCTTCTTTGTTTAGAGGTAAATTTTTGGGACATGTAAAAGAATGATTTGGATTTACATTTGTAGATACAACTATATATAATTGCGTAGTATTAGATCTAAACCATATACCAGGTAGTCTATCTTTTTTAGAACAACAATTTTTATTGCTTATACTTGAGTGAAGTATATTAGACCAACCATTAATTTTACCTAAAGGAATAATAGAAAAACTTATATCATAATCTGTTTTAATAAAAAACTTCTTAACTAAATTGTTTCTTTTTAATTTTACATATTGGTTTCCTACTATATTTAATATCTTTTCTACATTGGATTTAGTTTCTATGGTGCAGTTTTCCTTATCATCAATTATATTTTTAATATTTTTTTCAATATCTTTCTCGTCTCTTATTAATTTATGGTAGAATCTACTTAATATACCCTTATTAGGACCGTTTTTTAAAAGTTTTTCTATTTCTTTTTGACTAATAACTCTTGGATAATATTTCAAATTACTTACCTTTCCTGCAAAACCTCCAAAATAATTTACATGTAAATCTCCATGATTTAACTTAGGAAAAGAATCTAATATATTTGAACTATTTAATTTTCCGTCTATATAAATATCTGATGTGTTTGAAGATATAATTACTCCAATATGAACCCATTTATTTAATGTAATGTCTTTTACTTTAATAGTTTTTAAACCATTATGTTTTTGAATATAAACTATCATATCATTAATATCTTCATCTAGAAATATTGCAGGACTACATACTTTTGGATTATATTCTAATCTTCCTTTAGTTAATATATGTTTTTTACTATTAAATCTATATTTCCAATCGTCTAGATAAATCCAAAATGTTAAAGATAAATCATATCCTGATTTAGGTTCAAATAATAATCTATTATTTATTGTTAGTGATTTTTTCCCATTTTTAGGTTTTAAAAAAAAAATTGGATTTTCCAGGTTTTTTTTTTTATGATGTGATATAGCTAAAATTATTATTACTAAAAATAATACCAGAATTGTAATAACTGTAGGAATAAAGTATTTGTTTTGAGTAGGAATTTTTTTAGAAATATTTTTTATTAACTGCATTTATAATAGATAAATATATTTTATATTTTAAAATCCGATTAAATTATCATTAAATGTTTTTTTGCCATGACAATTTCTACATAAAGCTTGTAGATTATTTTCTAAATTATTACCACCCTTATATAAAGGATTAATATGGTCTATCTCATAAGTATGGTCTAATATATTTTTACAGATATTACATCGCCATTGTTGTGAAGATGCAATATATTTTTTATGTGAATTTGATAATTTTCTTTTAGTTTTTTGTTTTAAATTTGTCAATTTTGGTATAGTAACTAAAGACAGTACTAATAATACTATATTTTTAGCCTTTTTTATTTTATTTATAAATAAATTTATATTTTTAAGATAATAATTAGAAAAAAATCCTAAAATTATTATTACAACAGTTAAAATCATTTTATAATATAGCTATATTATAAAATGATTTATCCTTTAATTATACATCAAATTTGGTGGCAAGGAGAAAAAAACATATCTAAATTACATAATCATTATAGAAAAACTTGGATTAAAAATCATAAAAACTATAAATATATTTTATGGGATAAGATAAAATTTGAGTCTTTACTTGAAAAATTAAATGATAAATTCTTTAATAGTCTTTATCTTAATTTACCGTATATGATACAAAAAATAGATTTATGTAAATACATAATTTTATATATTTATGGAGGAATTTATGTTGATATAGATACAATATCTGAAAAACCATTAAATAATTTAATTAAAAAATATAACTCTAATTTAATAGTATCATTTATTACTGTATATAAAAATCTAAATTATAAATTAATAAATAATGGAATAATTGTTTCTACGAAAAAAAATAAATTTTTTTTGTATTTATTAGAGGAAGTTAAAAAAAATATATATCCTAAATTTTTTTATAATAGAGACATTTTTATATTAAATTCTACTGGACCTATATTATTTACAGATACAATTCGTAAATATTTGTATTACAGTGATGATATTAAAATATTAGATAACCTATATTTTGAAAACAATGATTTAGGAATGATAAGGAATAAGGGTTTATATATAACACATAGACATGATTCATCTTGGATGTCACCATTATTTAAATCTTATATAATAATAATAAACTCGCATTTTTTACAATTTATTATAATTATCATATTATCTGTTTATACAATTTCAAATATTTATATAAAAAATATATAAGTGTTAAAGCTGATATTACTAAAAAAATATATTTTTTATAATTAGTTTTACTATATATATACTTGTAATTATTCAAAAAGGTTTTATAAGATATTGTAGGAGATTTAGTTTCTATATTAGACATATTATGTATAGTAACAAGCCATTTTGTTAATTGTTGTTTAGAATCGAGATGAAATCTAATAGGATATTTTTCTATTTTATTTTTTAAATTTTTTTTACAAATATCACATGGTAAAACTGCAGGTAATATATTAAAAAAATCATGAAATATTTTTTTTTGATAATTATTAGGATTATCCGGATAATTTAATGTAATAGAATGTAAAAAAAACCAACCACTAGGTCCCCAAATCTTTGATTCCATATTATAGTATAGATTTAATAAATATACTTAAATACAATATATATATTATTATTTAGAATATGATGTCAAAAAATTATAAAAAAAAAGTAAGTTATGGTATTTTATTATATTACTTTGATGATAATCTAAAACAAAATAAATTTTTATTAGTAAGGAGAAAAGATAGTATTGAGTATGTGCAAATTATAAGGGGTAATTACAATTTAACATGTGAAAAAGATATTAAAAATATGTTTAGTCGTATAACAAAAACAGAATTTAATAATTTAAAAACACTGACTTTTAAACAACTGTGGGAAAAATTATGGATGAAATCCTTGGAAGATGACACATTTAGAATAGAATTTAAAAAAAATTATGAAAAATCACTTAATAAATTTCAACAGCTTAAAAATACAACTATATATAAAACTATTTGTAAAAACTTTAAATTTAAATATGATGAATCTGAATGGGGTATACCAAAAGGAAGAAAAAATAGTGATGAAACTGATATTGATTGCGCTATAAGAGAATTTAGTGAAGAAACAAATATAAATGATAATTATTATATAATATTAAATAGTAATCAATTTATAGAGGAATATATAGGTAGTGATAATAAAACATATAAACATATCTATTATCTAGCTAAATCTAAAACAAAAAATATTGATCTTAAATTAGATTTAAATAATAGAAGTCAAGTGACTGAAATTAGTTCAATTGATTTTTTTACATATAGTGAATGTTTAAAAAAAATTAGAGACTACTCTAAAGAAAAACTGAAAATAATAGAGGATGCAAATAATTATATTTTAAATTCTAATCTAAATAATTTTAAACCATACAATATAAATTTAAATTAATTTATATATATATAGTAATGGATTTCACTAAATTAAATAAAGAACAGTTAAGCAGTCATTTAGAGTCTGAAATTTTAAAAATAAAGGATGTGAAAGACATAATTAGAATAAATTTTTGGTGGATTTTTTTTGAACTGATAAAAAAAATATTAAATGATAGATTAAAATCAGAAAAAGATAAAAAAAAAAAAATATTACTGAAACTTACTATACTAACACAACTTGTAAACAAAACTGCAAAAGAAGTATATAATTCTCAGAATGAAATTGATAGGAAAATCAATGAAATTAAAATAGATGTTATTAATAGATATTTAGAAGAACATACAATATATGCAGAAGATAATAAAATTTTGTTAAATAATGAAAGTGATTTTGAATATTATCCTGAATATAGTGATAATTTATTTAATAAAAAAGTATATCAAAAAAAAGAATTTAATGAAAATATATTTCCAAAATTATCATTAGAAAATAGGGGTAAATCAAAATCGTTTAAAAAATCTCCATCTCAAAAATTTGTTAAAAATTTTATTTCGACAACAACTCCTTATAATGGGATATTATTATGGCATGGTGTAGGTGTAGGTAAAACTTGTGCAGCTATTTCTATTGCAGAAAATTTTAGAAATATAGTATATCAAAACGATAAAAAAATTTTGGTTTTAACTCCTTCAGATACTATACAACAAAATTGGAAAGATGAGATTTTTAGTATTGAAAAAGAAAATAATAATGTAAATAGTGTTAATGTTCAGTGCACAGGTTTGAGATATAAAAATAGTTTATCTAATTACGAAGAAAAAACAAATAAACAAAAAATATTGGCAGTTAATAAATTAATTAATAAATATTATGAAATTATGGGATATCAAAAATTAACAAATGAAATTGAAAAATATTTTAATTCACTTAGTGATATAGTTAAACCAGAAAATATTGAAAACAGAAAAATTAAATATATAAAAGAAAAATTTTCAAATCGTGTAATTATTATGGATGAGGTTCATGTGACGAGAGAAGGTGGAACAAATAAAGATGATAAAAAATCAAGACCTTATATAGAAATGATTTGCAGATATGCTGAAAACACAAAACTTATATTATTAACAGCAACTCCTATGTATAATATATCAAAAGAAATAATATGGCTATTAAATTTATTATTATGGAATGATAAACAGTCACCTTTAGAAGAAACACATATATTTAAAAAAAATGGTATTGATTTACAAGACTATCCTGAAGATACAGAACGAATAAGTGATGGCAAACATAAATTAGCTATAGAATATTTAATTAAAAAATCTCGTGGGTATGTTTCATATATAAGAGGTGAAAATCCATATATTTTTCCTTTAAAATTAAATCCAGAAAAATCATTAACTTATACACCTTCTCCTAAATTAAAATTAGAATCTAAAAAATGGGTCCCACTAAAAGAGACAGAAAAAATAAAAGAAGATTCTATGCAATTTTACAAAAATAGTTTAAGTCTATGGCAATTTAATGAATTAAAAAAATACTTATCAAATGTTGATGATGAAATATCTGGTTCAATGTCTTCTATTAAAAAATCTAGTTTTTCAAGACAGCCACTACAGGCATCAAATATAGTATATCCTAATCCAAATTTTTATATAGATGATAATCCAGAGTTAAAAGGTGAGTTGAGAGGTGAATTAGGAGAAAGATTGGGATTAAATAATTCTTTTATATACGATTCAGAAAATGATAAATATACTTATAATAAAACATCCAAAATAGATTTAGGAAGTATAAATAGTGATAATAAAGGATTTTTACACCTAGATTATATACAAAAATATTCTATTAAATTTCATTCTATACTTAAAAATATATTAACTTGTAAAGGAATTGCTTTTGTTTATTCACAATTTATATCACATGGAATAAAGCCTTTTGCACTATCTTTAGAAGAAAATGGTTTTGAAAGGTATGTTTTAGATGGAAATACAAATAATTTCTTATCAAAACCTATAAAACAGGCAGATAAATATTGTGGTTATCATAAAAAATATTATAGAAATTTGACTGAATCTGAAAAAAAAAATTTTAGACAAGCTAAATATATATATTTAGATGGTAAGTTAAAAAAAAAAGATTTAGACCAACTTGTAAAATCAGTTAAAGGACAGGAATTAGACAAAGACAATGAATATATAAATAATGATAATGGTCAACATGTTATGGTAATTTTAGGTTCAAGAGTAATTGAACAAGGTATATCTTTTTTTGGAGTCAGGGAAATACATATAATGGATCCTTGGCATCATTTAAATATGATGGAACAGGCAAGTGGGAGAGGTATAAGACAAAAATCTCATTTTCACTTACCTGTAAATATGAGAAACGTCACGCAATACTTACATATAGCGGCCTTACCTAAATCTTTAGAAAACTTGTTTCAAGAGACTAGTGATGAAAGAATATATAGAAATGCATATTTTAAAAAAAATAAAATGACAGAGATAGAAAGAATTCTTAAAGAGTATGCAATTGATTGTTCATTAAATAAATATGCAAATATGTTTAGTCAAAGTAATTATCCTGATACATTTAATATAGAAAACTCCAAAGGAAAAATTATAAATAATGTTAATATTTTTGATAAAGATGGTAGTTTAAAGTGTGATTTTAAAAATTGTGATTATAAATGTGATTGGGAAAATATTGACCCAGATTATACTGTTAATACAGATACATTTAGTAAAGAATTTATGTTAGATTCTGTTGAAAACGTAAAAGAATTCGTTAAACTGCTTTTTATAGATGAATACGTATTCTCATTGGAGAGTATAATAAGAATTATAAAATCAGACTATGATTCTAGAACTACAAATGAATATATTTATATTGCTTTAGATGAAATTATTAAAAATAAAGAGATTGTTCAAGATATGTATAATAGGAAAGGCTATATAATATATAGGGAAGGTTCCTATATATTTCAGCCTTTAGAAATTAATAATACAAATTTATTGTATTATGATAGGATACATCCTCTAAGTATAAAAAACTATAGTGTAAAATTAGATAATACAAAACAACTTAATCAGATAGTTAAAGTCAAAAGTAAAATTAAATTTAAATCCTTAAATCTTAAAAAAAAAAAAAAAAGAAGGATTAGATGAAGACAAGATAAAAATTTTTGAAGATATTAAAAAAATTTTAGACTATGAAAATACTAAAAAATATATTTACAAAGATTATTCAAATTATCCTAAAACAGCTAATCCTAATCTACCTACTCAGGACCAGTTAATTAAAATATATCAATATTATAAAATTGATAGATTTTCAGATATTTATAAAGAAGTGCTTATATCTAATATTCTTATTAATATTATAAATAACAATAATTCTCCAACCGATTATCTTGACCAATTAATTTTAGATTATTATGATAACAATGCAATTTTAAGATATAAAAGAGATGTTGTTCGAGATGAAACAACAAAGGAATACAATGAAGGTTATCCTTTTTTTTATAGATTAGTAATGAATGATAAATCTCAAAAGTTTTTAGAATTTAATAAAGAATTAAACAATTTTACTGAAGCTATAAGTTTATCTGAAGAAGAAGAAGAAAAGTTTACATTAAAAGAGAAAGATTTTATACATGCTGATAATAATAGTAAAATATTTGGATTTTTATCTAAATATCCAGAATCATTGTTTTATGTTGTAAATAATATAGGTTATCAAGATGAATATAATAAAACAGGTGAAATAAAAAAGAAGAAACAAAGAAAAGGAGCAAAATGTGGTCATGGACGAAATGTAACATCAGTTGTTGAGATAGGTAGAACTATTAATAATGTTTATGGAGTTGATTTTTATAAATCTAAACCTAAAACAAGAATGAAACAAACAAAGGTTTTCAAAGGTAAAAGTCTGTGTCAAGAGTTAGAATTTGCACTTAGATTTAAACAATTGTCGAGAACCAAAAGTGACAGTTCAAAAAATATAATTTGGTTTTATAAAACTGAAGAAATATTTAAATAAATTTGATATTTATATTTAATATTATCGTATACTATAATATAATGACACTTATTGATAATGTTTATTACACAACAATAATATATGATATTCAAGAAATAATTCCATCTGAAATTACCAAATCAAATGATATTGAGAGTATACTTTTAGAAAAAGTAAAAGACAAATTAGGTAATCGGTGCTCAAAAGAAGGATATATTAAAAAAGAATCAATTAAAATTTTAGATAGAAGTATAGGTAAAATTATAAGTGCACATTTAAATGGAAACATAGTTTACAATTTAAAGTTAGAGGTAGATATATGTAAGCCTTTAGAAGGAAATGTTTTTGAATGTAAAGTTTTAGGTATAAATAAAATGGGTATCATGTGTAAAAAAGAACCTATGTTAATAGCGTTATCTAAAATTTATCATGATGATTGCATAGAATTATTTGATAAAATAAATGTTGATGATACAATTAATATTGAAGTAATTGCTAGTAGATATGAATTTAATGATAATGAAATAAATGTAATCGGGAAATTAAAAGTTTAGATTTCTTAAAAAAAATATTTTTATATTAAATGAGCCTTGAAAATATAAAAAAAACATATAGTATTTTAGAACGTGATAATATTAAAAATGACATTGAAAAATTAGAGTATAATCAGCAATGCCAAGTTTTTAATATTATCAAAAAACATACCGATAAGATTTCAGAAAATAGTAATGGAATTTTTATAAATTTGAAATATTTAAAAGATTCTGTCTTAGATGAATTAAGTGATTTTATAAACTATTGTAAAAACAATACTGATTTGCAAAAATTAAATGAATTAACTAATAATAGTATTGAAAACAACAGTAAGTTAAATGATAATTTATCTGAAGAGTATAATAATTATAATTTTGAATCAAGTCCTAATTCAGATTTTATATTTAAAAATTATATAGATAAAATCTCAACTCACAATATTAAAGAATTTGATATTAAAACTGAGGAAAAAAAACCTCTTAGTAAATCTTCTAAAATACCTTTAAATTTAATAGAAAATAGAATTATGAAAAAATGTCGTGAAATCAATAAATTTAATATGGATAATTCAGAAAATTTTATGGAAGATTTAGATCATTTAAACGAACTTAAATTTGAATTATAATGTAATATTTTTTTAAATAGATTTTTAGAAATATATTACAGTATTATATATATACGTTAATCATGAATATGCAAGATGTATATTTTAAAAACTCTATATTTGGAAGTAGTGTAGATTTAGATATGGCGAATTCTTTATCATTGGGAATAGGTGGAAAAACTTTACCATTGTATTTAGATTCATTTAATTCTGTCCATAATGCATGTGGAACATTGTTAGGTGGTGAATTATGTATAGGAATGAGATTATATGGTGATTCTATCTTACATGATCATAGCGGAAATGTTGGGACTGATACTACAACGGTTAGTCCTGGTTTACAGAATTTACCTATAGGAGGATTAACGAATGTGTCTGAAGTAGGTATGCGTATGGCATTTACCGGGGCTCATTGGGAAAGGGCTTTAGGTAATTTTGAAATATCTTGGAATACACAACCAAAACATTCTTTAGGTGTATATCCTATGGGTAATTATAATAATTTAGATTCAACTGATGATCAAGCAGGTAATATAAGCAACAGTGATCAAGCCCGTTTTGATAGAAAAGAACAACAATCCGCTACATTTGATATAACAAACAGTCATCAAAACGCTGGTGGAGGTGTTCCATCTTGGTTTGGTAGACCAGAATGGCATGGTATACAATGTGATTATCTTGAAGTAAATAAAGAAACACTCAATAATGGATTACAAATTAGAATTGATTGGGATGTATCAGTAATGTTTCATTTGTATGCTATTGGCACACATTATGGAAATAATTATGACTATCCTTTCGGAACATTAGGTTTAAATATGAATATCGCTTTTCTTAAAATAAATGTTGAACATACACCAGACCAGTCTGTTATGAGGTCTAACAATAATACTGGAACCGCTGGCGGCGCTATATCGGCGCCTTTAGGTGGTTCAGCCAGATCTGGGTCAAATACAAGTTACGTCGTTCATTTTCAAATGCCATTTTTTCAGGCTATAGATATAAAATACGCACATTTAGAACGATTAGGACAAGATGCGGCTACAGGTTTAGCTATTTGCTATCAATTACCCAATAATTTTGGTAAATTTAGAGTTGAAAGGCTTAAAGATAAAGCTATGGATGATTCTTTATTAAGTGAAGATGCAACTATAGTTGCAGGAACAGGAGAACATACTAGATTTACTTACTTTGGAACTCCAGGTTCAGGATTGTTTGCAGGATTAAATAGTGTTGCTTTAGATTTAGATAATTATATAAATAATCGAGCAGAAAACCGTTCAAAAGTTAGACTATTTGTTTGTTTCTAAAAAAAATAAATATTTTTAATTTAATTAATTAATATTTATTTTTTCTTAAAACTAATCGTTTTCTTATTACAACTATAATTTTTTAAATCTTTTGTATAATAGACTTCTAATTCATCTAACTCTGAATCCCATATTTTTTCAACTGTTGTTTCTTCTAAATCGTTTACTTCCATCTGTTTTAAATCTCTTTGTTCGGTTAATCGGTCAATTTCTTCTTTGGTTAATTTGTATAAATCCATTTTAAGTAAATAATCATAGCTTTTCTCACCGTCAGTTTTAATAGATAATTTAGGGTATTTCTTTTCAGATAACATTTCTAATATATCCGCTTTTTTCTTTCCTCGAATTTCAATTGTTTCATTTATAAATTCATTTATAAACATCACTTTATACTTTATAATATTTAATTCTTTTTCCAATTTATCAAGTAGATATGCTTTTCTTTCAACATATAAAGCATGTCTACAAGAAAACCATTCGTCAATAATTTCTCTTATATCGTTAAATTTTGATAGCTTTGATTTAGTATTAAAAAGCCACATATTTTTTGTGCCTAACTTAGAACTTAATTTTAAGTCTTTTGCTATTTTAGTTATAGGACCATCAATATCAGTAGTTAATAATTTATATAGAGTATTTTGGTCAAATTTAATAGTTATATCAACTGCAGATTCTGATGAATGGTCTATATATGATTTTATAAATTGCTTAGAATTTTCTTTCCCCCTTTCTATAGTTATTTTATCTAAAAATTCAATGTATTTTTCAGTCCAAGTTCCTACAGGTAATTCAGAGATATTAATCTTATCTTGTCCCAAAGTTGTAAATAAACCTTTTGTAATATAAGTAGTTTCATCTATTTTCTCAATATCTCCTTTAAACCCTCTATACCATGGTTTAATATCACCGTATTCTTTACCATCTAATTTTAATTTAATTAATTTAATTATATCAATAGGATTATAGCATGGTATAGATGTGCTAAAACCAGTCCCTATTCCCTCAGCCCCATTTACAAGAACCATAGGAATAATAGGATTATATGCTTCTGGTTCAATAGATGTTCCATCATCATCTAAATATTTATAAAGCGGTTCGTCATTATGATTAAACAATAGTTGTGTTGTTTTAGATAAATGTGTAAATATATATCTAGATTGTGCCGCATCTTTACCACCTAATAATCTAGTCCCAAATTGTCCACACGGTTCTAATATATTTATGTTGTTCGACCCCGTAAAGTTTTGTGCTAATCCAACAATAGCACCTTCTAAGGATTTTTCACCATGATGATAGGCAGATTTTTCTGAAACGTATCCTGCTAATTGCGCTACTTTCATTTCATTAAATAAGTTTCGTTTAAAACAACTAAATACTATTTTTCTTGTAGAAGGTTTAAGACCGTCTCTTATATCTGGAAGACTTCTATCATTATCGTAATTTGAATAATGAATCATCTCTTCGTCTATAAAATCGTTACACGTCATCGAAGGAATATTATAGTCTGGAATTTTTAATTTATCATGTCCATACAACCAGGTTTTTCTATCATCAGCTCTATCTTTTCTAAATGCTAAATCAATTTTGTTTTTTGTTTTAGTTTCAATAAGTTTGCCATTAACTTTTTGTTGATGTTCTAATTTAATATCTTCATCTGTCGTATATTGGACTAATTTCATATTTTTAAAATATTCTTTAGCTTCTTTAGTTGTTGATGTTCCCAAACCTTTATAATATTTAATTTTCCACCCTTTACTATTATCTTCTTTCCAAGCATCATAATCTTGAATTGTATAGAAAATTTTTTCTTGATTAGATTTTTTAGCTTTTATAATAGGTGTAATCATAGAACAAAGAAAACCCTCATCAAGTAATAATGGCCACATATGATCAAACAAGTTAAGTAAAAGACCTTTAATATGCGAGCCATCTAAATCCTGGTCTGTCATTATCATTATTTTACCATATCTTAAAGGCCATTCTTTTTCTAAAGATTTTTTATCGTAACTTTTGTTTGCCTGAAGCCCAATTATTTTTTTGATATTACTAATTTCTATATTTTTTAATATATCAGCATTTGATGAATCTCTGACATTTAATACTTTACCTTTAAGTGGAAAAACACCATAATTATTTCTACCTATAACAGATAAACCAGCAATAGCCATTGATTTTGCCGAATCCCCTTCTGTTAAAATTAAGGTGCATTCTTTAGATTTTTTTGTTCCAGCATTAATAGCATCAGATAATTTAGGTATCTTTACATAACCTTTCTTTTTGCCATCTGTTTTTTCTAAATCTTTATTTTCTTTATAGTTAGTTTGTTGAATAATTCGCTGCGTCAGTTCTGTTTTAAACAACTTATCTATAAATTGTTGTGATAGATCTATATAATGTTCAAACTTATTTTTATTTGTTTTTAATGTCTCTTTCGTTTGACCATCAAAAACCGGATTAACGACAGTAGAATTAATAAAAACTTGTAATTGATTTTTAACATAGGCACCTTTAACTGTAATTTTCTTTTTCTTTTTGATTGTCTTTACTAATTTATCCTTAATTTGGTCAACAATATAATCTACATGTTTTCCACCTCTAGAAGTATTGATACCATTAACAAATGAAACTTGGTCAAAAATTTCATCATTATTATATGTAGCTACAACATTCCAATTATCAGTTTCTTCTGAAATTCTGACTTTTCCGCCCTTGCTACCTATATATAAATTTACGTATTTTTCAAAATTGTTTTCTTGTAATTTTACCTTATTTAAAAATACATTTACCAATTTAGAACTACACGCGGCAATATCATAAACACGTTTTTTCATTAATGCTACATGGTCTTTGTCTAAATTTTTCATATTAAATCGTTTAAAATCTGGATACCACATTATCTTTGTGAATCCATTTGCAACACAAGTGGTAATTTTCGGCTTTTCTTTAATAGACATATTTGTTTTAAATGTCTGGATAAGTTTCTTTTTACGATTTTTATCTACGGTTTCTACAGTCATCTGTGTAGAAAATATATTTGCTAATTTTGCGCCATAACCATTTCTTCCACCCCATTCTCTTTTTTCATTATCATCATAATTTGTTGAAGTCAAAAGTGTTCCAAAAATTAATTCAGGTGGATAGATATTATGTTCTGGTAAAATTTCGATATCAATGCCATCTCCATCATTAAAAATAGAAACATAATTTTCTTCTACATTAATTTCAACTTTAATATTTTTAACAGGAACCGCCAAATTATTACCTGATTTAATTTTACTCGATTGTCTTTTGGAATGGTCAAATGCGTTTACCAATAATTCATCAAAACATTTATAAAATGCAGGACAATAATTAAATGTCGATTTTTCAATAGTTTTAGAATCATCTGTTTCTATTAAAATATATTGCTCAGTTTCTTCTAACTCAGTCGAACCCACATAACTATCTGGTTTTTCTAAGACATGTTCAACATGACTCATTTTTTTATATAGTTCTGATACATTACTTAATTGACTTAAAGTATCAGAATTATCTTCTATATTTTTTGGTTTTAAACTACTTGAGCTATTTTTTTTTTTAATACAAATTTTTACTTTAGACATTTTAACCTTATTTATAAAATTATTTTTAAATCAAATTAATATATAATTTAAATCTATGAATATATATATAGATATATATGAATTACGATAAAATTGTTAATCCAAAAACAGGAAGAAAAGTGAATCTTAATTCAAAATTAGGAAAAATAATATTAGAAAAATATATTAGAATTTTAAACGGAGGCAGTTCTAATTTAGATAGTGTTTACACACAATCTGGTAATGAAAAGTATAGAAATGCTATTAAAGATTCAGATTTTTTCTTCTATAATCAAGCTTATCCCAATAGACCTGGTATAGATTTCAATTTTTCGAAAGGAGAATCAATTAAAACATGGGATGACATAGAAAAAAATATTAAAAGCGATCCAAAGATACTGAGTATTAATTCTTCTCACCCTTTAACTAAAGATAAATTAAAAAAAAAATGGGAAAAATTTATAAGGAATAATTTGATAGCAAATGAAGACGCTTTAAATCGAGCTCTTGGAGAGGATTTTGATTTAACTACTGCTGACGAATTCGTATGTAGACAAGATAAAAATATTGACCCAGAAAGTTTATTAAGAACACATTATGATTTTAAAGGAACTCGTTTAGAAAAAAAAAAAAGTTTGTTAGGGGATAGGACTTCTAAAACTAGTAGTAAAATTCCTAAATTAAGAGAAGCATATAGTCAGTGTATTACAGATTTTAGACAAAACAAAAAAGATATAAATGAACAATGGATAACTGTAGTCACATTAAAAGATAGTTCTAATAAAGGCCATAAAAGTTTAATAAATTTCTTTACTAAATGTAAAAAGGCGGTTATTAAGAAAAATAAAATTAAAGATTTTTCACCAAAAAATTATCCAGTAAGAGATAAAAATGATTTGAAAGATGATGAAGTTATATATCATATGCCTATTTTTCATAATGATAAAAAGACTTCAGAATGGCAAGATTGGAAAAAATGTAAACTCAGCAGTAAGCGTATTATTACTAATAAAACAAATAGAACATGGGATTCATCATGTTCTGAATGGGGAAATGCACATGGAACTTTTGTAGGTGTTCTTGGTGATGTCGAAACCAGAATATTAGATAAATTAATTAAGTATGGACATAGAGAAAATGTATCTGCTTGGCCAAAGAATAGTAAAAAAAAACAACATGAAAGAATATTTAACTTACTTGGATTAAATCCAGGTTGGGGCAATTATAATAAAGCATTAATATTTGATGTTCAGGTTAAAGATTTAATAAGAATATGTCTAAATTCTGATGTTATGGCTAAAAAATGTATAAGAGTCGGTTCTTCTAAAAATAAAGCTTGGTTACAAAATATCACTGATAGCGCTCTAGGAAAAGGAAATGTTAATAATGCACCATTTACTGGTTTAGGTTATACGTATGACATTCATAATGTTCCAGATGTAAAATTTAATAAAATTGAAAATATAATGTCTGAAAACGCAAAAGCAGACATAGATTTTATGAATCAACCTCCCCACAAAAAAGTAAAAGGAATACACGAATTTTTAGTTCCTTGGGGGGCTGTAGTTAAAAATTTACACGTTATAGATATAGTTAATTATTTAGATAGTATAGGAACAAAAATTCAAAGTGAAAGACTTTGGATAGATAAATAATTTACAATAACAATAAATCATTAGGTATTTTTGACTTAGATATAGTTCTGTATTCATCTAATATATAATTTTTAACTTCCCTACTTTTAAGACAATCGTGTCTATAATCAATAATTTTTTTTGTCATATAATATAGAATAGTATAAAATGGCATAATAAGCCAAAATATATTTACCCACATAAAAGGCCTTTTTTCTAACAATGCACCTCCTGATGGAAATGTGCTATTATCGTAATTTACATTTGAAGGGGTTTTTTCCTGTATAAAATATTGGAACATATATAAAAAACTATTCATAAATTGTGTTCCCATAGAAACTGAGAGAGCTATTAAATAATTTTTATGATTTAAATTCAATTTAAATATTATAGCTAATAATGCAAATAAAGCACACTGTGTGCAATGACTGCCCTCTATTATTCTACTCCAATCATCTGTATGACTCATATATTCTCGATCTGCCCATGCTCCATATTCTGAATAAAATATTTGAGATAATTTCCATGGTAAAACATAACTAATATCATAAGTATCTTTTGTCCATACATGTTCATCTGTATTAATTAAATCTTTTGACATCAGTGTTACATTTTTATAGTTACTTAAATATGAAATTTCCCAGAATCCCGTTAATATTGTCATCATAACCCAATAATATGTAGCTCTATTAATTGTTTTTAATTGATTGTATTTCCATCTAAATGTAATAGAACCTATAAAATAAAATATAATTTCTAATATTCCTATAATATAACCTTTCATTATATAATAGTATATTATTTTTAATTTTAAGTAATTTACTTAAACATATAAATTATTTATCATATAAGTATGGAAATTGATACACTACCCATTATAAACCAATACGAGTGTAGATTATGTTTTGAGTTAGATACATTAGATAATTTGATATACCCATGTAAATGTTCAGGAACATCAAAATATATACATAAACATTGTTTAAATGAATGGAGAACTATGGCAGATAATAGAGAGGCATATAATAAGTGTTTTGAGTGTGGTTATGACTATCAATTGAAAAATAATCAAAATATTGAAAACAGTTTTTGTGATAGTATAATTAAAAAACTATCAAAAAATATATTTTTTTTTACAATAATCAATTTTATAATTATAAGTTTAATTGGATTATTTTTATTTTCTATAGATAAAAATAAAAAACTTATTGACATTTTTTTATATAATGACCACTACAATATTACTAATACTACTAATATTGATTCTAAAAGTGTTAATATTATTAGTTATTTTGTGTGGGGTTCTTTAATTTATTTATTATTATTATTTGTTTTATTTTTTATACTTTTTTTACAAATAAAAAACAAACGACTATATTGTAAATATTATTGTAAAAACAAAAATGTGTATATTTTTATAATTGCTGTTTTAATACTTATTGTAATAACAATGAATATAATATTTGGATTATTTATATTATCTGTTGGCTTACAATATATGATTAAAAATCATTTATATAGTTTAGAAAAATTAAGAGAGACAAATAATTTAGAAATATTAAACTATGAAGAAAATGAAGATTCGGAATACGAATAATTTGATTAATAAATTTATTATTTATAATATATATAAATAATGGCTTCATTAAGATTAGATGTAGTAAATAATCAAAACAATTTAGTAAAAAGTTGGAAAGGTGAAATTGATAAAGATGGTAAAACAAGAATAATTGAATCATACTTAAATAATGGAAAACCTATAAATGAAGAATTATCAACACGAGAAAGATTAGAAGAATTATTATTCAGATGTTTTAATTTTACAAGTAAATTATGTAATTATGATGAATTAGTAGGTGAAAATAGTGAAAATTTATTTTGTAAAAAATTAAGAGGTAGCGAAAGTGTAAATGACCATCATTGTGCAGGAAGTGTGCAATATAATGTAAAAAATGAATATTTGTTTCTTTATTTAGAAATTATGTTTTGGAACAAATATAAAGTTGTCTATAATCATACTTTACAAAATAAAGAAATAGATGTAAGACGAAGTTCAGGTGTAGTTGAAAAAGCTTTTATTGGAGATTATGGTCTTCGATGGAGTAATAGAAAAAATGAATTTTTAGTCAAAGTGCTTTTTGAAGATAAGACTTTAGAAAAACATATAACATTACTACAAGTTAAAGAATTGAATCCTGAATTAGAAATAAAGCCGATTATAGATGATATAGAAGACTTACCAGATTGGGTCAATGAAATATATTCGGAATGGAAACAATTTATTAAAGAAAATTTTAAATATTAATTTCATATTTCATTTTTAAATAATCATAATCTTCAGGAGTATCTACACCTATTTCATGGGATTCTTCATCAACTAAGACAGAATTTATTTTGTAACCATCTTCTAATATTTTTAACCATTCTATGTCTTCTGATAATTGATAAGGTGTATTTTTATCTAAATAATAATGCAATAAGTATTCTTTTTCAAAAGTAAATATACCTATATGTCCATAATATGTTATCTTATCATTAAACATATCTTTCTTGCACCCTGGTATTATGTTTCTTGAACCATACATGATATTATTAAATTTATCTAAAACCAATTTACCATTTGAACGTTTTTCTATGTTTTTTATATCATTGAAAATATAATGAAGGGTTGAACATTTAATATCATTATTTTTTTTTTTTATAAAATTCTCAATACATTTATCTATATTATTTGGATTAATATATGGTTCATCACCCTGTACATTAACAATAATATCACATTTATAGTCTGTTTTTTTTATAAAATTTACAATTCTTTCAGTGCCATTTAAACAATCGTCTGTAATATAACATTCTCCACCCCAAGATTTAACTTCATCTAATATTCTCGTATCATCTGTTAAAACAATAATATTATCTATTAATTTGCACTGCTTTACCTTTTCATAAACCAATTGAATAATTGTTTTGCTATTTATTTTTAGTAATGCTTTCCCTGGTAATCTTGATGAATTGAACCTGGCTGGAATAAAACATGTTTTAATCATTAGATTAAAATATATTTTATTTTTTTAAATTTTTCTTAATTATATTTTGTATTAACTTGATTATTTACTCTTAAAAAGGTAGCACATTTAGGTAAATCTTTTAATCTTTTTGCTCCTACATATGTGCATGTAGATCTTATACCACCTAAAATACTATTAATTGTATTTTTAACAGGTCCTTTATACAAAACTTTAACAGTTTTACCTTCAGAAGACCTATATTTAGCTACTCCTCCATTATATTTATTCATTGCAGTATCTGAAGACATTCCATAAAATATTTTATATTTTTTTTCATCTTCTTCTATAATATTTCCTGTTGATTCATCATGTCCTGAAAACATTGAACCAGACATTATAAAATCTGCTCCTCCTCCAAAACCTTTACTCATATCACCAGGAACAACAATACCACCATCAGATATAATATGAGCACCTACACCATGTGCTGCATCTGCACATTCTAAAACTGCTGATAATTGAGGCATACCTACTCCAGTTTGTAATCTTGTAGTACATACGCTCCCAGAACCAATACCTACTTTTACTATATCTACTCCACCATTTATTACAAGCTCTTCAACTACTTCACGTGTAACAACATTACCAGCAATAAGTATTTTATTCGGATATTTTTTTCTAACACGTTTACAAAATTTAATTAAACTAATCATATATCCATTTGCTACATCAACACAAATAAATTTTATATTAATATTTTCTTTTTCAAGTAAATCAATTTTCATGGTTAAATTAGCCCAATCATTATCACTAATACCTGTGCTTAAAACTGAATTATTAACAATTTTATTATCATCTTTTACAGCATTTATTAAATCATTTATATTAATATATTTATGTAAACATGTTAGAATATTAAATTCCGATGTAGCTTTAAGCATTGGGATTGTTCCTACTGTATCCATATTTGATACCATTATAGGTATTCCTTTCCATGAACTATTACTATGTAAAAAATTGAATTCTCTTTCTAATACAACTTCATTTCTTGAATTTAATGTTGACCTCTTAGGTCTTAGTAATACATCCGAAAAATCTAATTTTATTTCATTATCAATCTTCATATTATTTAAATTTTTGTAATTTAATTTTAAGTATTAATACTTTAAATATTATTCATATGTAATAAATTTAAATATTATAATATTTAAATATGGAAAATGGGAATTTTTTGCAATTAATTTTTGATACCGTAGATAACATAATGCCTGGAATTATTGGGTTTTTTTCTGGTGTTGTAGTATCATCAAAAAAAAGATTTAAAAAATATACAAAATATTATCAATCTATAAATGTATTTATAAAATGGTTTTACACTATATTTACACTACTTTACCTAATTTATTTGTATAAATATATAGGTAAAATGGTAATAGAATCTAGTATTTATACCAAATTATTATCAGCAGCTTTCAATGTAATAATGTTATTTTCTTCAAAAATACGACATCACTAGTTTAATAGTTATATAAATTATGTATTTATATATATATATATTAAAGTATGGGTAACGCTGAATCAAATGTAAATATTAGTAAGGAAGAATACGATAAGTATAATTTATATAAAGAACAGCAAAACTATTTAAAAACCCTAAATCAACAGCAAAATATTAATGCAGAAAAAATTAATAACAATGCAGAAAAATACATTGATAATGAGTATCGAGAAAATACCAATGTCTTTTTAGACCAAAGTTATAAACACCATAATGATATTAATAATATTAATAATAACAATACTAATTATAATAATACAAATTATAATAATATAAATAGCAATCATTATAATAAGAATAATATAAAGCAAAGTAATGGTAATAATCAGAGTAATATTGAAAAGAGTTACAATGTTGATATGACTAAAATAGATCCTTTTAATTTATTACAAACACACAACAATATTAATATCCAAAATTTAAAACAAAAATATAAAAAGTTAGCTCTGATTCATCATCCAGATAAAGGAGGTAATAGAAATAAATTTATATTACTAATAGATACAATTAAAGAAATTGATAAATTAATTGAATACAAAAATAATAATAAATCACATATAGATTTAAAAAATAATTATAAAGGTCAGTCAGATAATAGAGATACAAGAATTAATGTAAATTTAAAAGATTTTGGTAAAAATTTTAAATTAGAAAAATTTAATCAAGTATTTGATACGACAAAATCAGATAATCCTAATAATAGAGGATATGGAGATATAATGGTTCCTTCATCCAAAACAAGAGATGATATTGATGTAGAAAACAGTATAGGAAAATATAATAAAGATAAATTTAATCATAATTTCAATCAATATAAAAACAAACACTCTAATGAAGTAACAAAATACAAAGTTCCACAAGCTAATAAATTAAGTAGTTTATCTTATACAGAATTAGGTGAAACATCCGATGATTTGTCTCATTCTGTGAATAAAACTATATATAATGATTATAAACGTGCATATGAAAATACAGTATTAATAAATCCAAATAATATTAATATAAAGCGTTATAAAGATGTCAATGAATTAGAAAAAGATCGTGATAATATACAGATAACAAGAGAACAACAACTTGCAATTGAAAATGAAAAAAAGGAGCAGGAAAAAAAAGAGTGGAGACGTATGCAACAACTTAAAGCAATGGATAATAATATAATAGAGCAATTTAATAGACAAAATCGTTTATTATTAGATTGAAAAAATTTGATAATATAAAATTTAAATTAATAAATAGAAATATGACTGATTATTCTAATTTTACAAATATACTACATGCAATAAGTTTATTAGATAAATTATCAGATATTAACATTGATAAAATTAATTATTGGGAAATGCAATTTATAAAAAATATAAATGATACTCTTAATAATATTTCGAAAAATCTAGATTATGGTAAATCCAATATAGAATTAGATAATGTATTAAATAAATATATAAATTATTATAGTATTTTGATTCAAAATAAGATAAATAAGATAAATAATCAAGAATTTAAAAATCTAACTAAAACATTAAATAAAATTAAAAATACAACATCTGAAACTGTTGAAAAAAAAAATCAATATTATGAATATGATACTATTAATAATATTGATGGTAAATGCTACCTTGATACTTGTAATGATATTCAGGAACAAAAATCATACTATACAAAATTAGGAAGGAAATGTAAAAAAATTAATTATAAAGTCTAAGTATTTCTAGATGATTCTTTAGTAACGATAAGAAAAGGACTATGTGCTGATGAAATCGTTTTAGAAGTATCGATTATATTATTATCTAAATTATACGAGGTTTTATATAATATATTTTTATAGTAATCAGTATTAAAATATTTTTGTTTTAATCCTAATGATAATCTTAATAATTTAGTTATCCACATATTACTTTCAAGTAAACTTTTTTTATCTAAATTTAAAATCCAGTTGTTACTAAATTGTTTTTCTAAATTATCAATATTTAAATTAATAAAATGCACATCTTCTGGATTTTTAAAAATAGTTATATTTTGTGATAACAAATGCTGGCTATTTATAATTTTGTTGTTATAATCAAAATATCCATTAATATTGTTATCAAATAGATAAACATTTTCATCTATATTATTTTTAAAAATATTTGTAATTTCTGGTTTCAATCCTGTATAATGTTTATAGATCATACTTTTTACAATATTTAAAAGTTTGTAACATTTACTTGATTTTTTATTACAATATATTATTCTATCATCAAAATTGGACATATTTTTGATTAAAATCATTTCAAATTGGTTAATTTTTTTATAAATAGGTATTAAATTTTTAAAACATAAAGTATCTGGAGAAATCCATAATCCACCTTTATTATACAATAAAAAATATTTAATATAGTTTTTTTTAAGTGATGTGTCTATTCTTCCATCACTCCATGGAAAATTAGGTATAAACTGTAATATATTATCATCTGTGATAATATTTATATTAAATAAATTACTGTTTTTTTCAATAATTGAATTTACACATAACTTAGTTAAATTATTGATGTATTTAACAGAAGCTCTATCATAAAAACTCTTCCTTGAATTGTTTTTTTTTTCCTCTATATATATCCATATATTAGGCTTTTTGATTATAGGTTTAATTTTTGATAATTTTAAATTATTGTTATCTATTAAATAAGCAATAATTAGTATTATTATTATTAAAATAATCATAATATATTATATAATAACATAATATATATCATGTTATGATTTTATAAATAAAAAAATATATAAATATAATGGATTGGAATTATGATTCAGAAGAATTATATAATATAATATTTAAATATCTTATATTGTTTTTATCTAATCTATATGAAATAAAAATAACAAAAATCTATATTTATAAAAATTTTAATAAGTTTCTTAAACACAATAATATATATTTAAAAAAAAAGGATAAAATTAGAAGTGTAAATTATTATATAAAACGTGTATATAAAACTTGGGATAATTTTTTTCTTAATCTAAATACTGATATTATATTTTCAAGTAATAATTATATAATGTTATGTAAATAATACAACAATAGGAAGTCTGGGGTCAAGTTTTTTTATTACAGGATTATATTCTTTTGTATCCAATTTATCTAATTTATAGGTTATAAATTTATTACCTTGTATATATTTTTCTGAGGACATTATTGTATAATTTCTGGTTCTTAAAATTTGTCTTAATACAGTAACCACATTTTTTTCGTTTAAATCATTTAAATAAGTTCTAGATTTACAAGGTAAATAACAATTTTCTAATTCATTCTTAAATAAGATAATTTTATATACTGTTTTTTGCATTTTTAAGTGTTCTCTTGTAAAAGAATGTTTATCATCTAAATCAAAAAGGCCAAAAGCATTTAAAAGTTTTTTTAATAATTCATCTGATGGAATTTTTCTAAATAATTGATTCTTAGCCATTATTATATTGTTTGAAAAAAAAGTAAAATCATAGTTATTAGAACTGATTACTATACTATTATATCGACGAATCCTGCAGGTTTTAATTATTTAAATTTCTAGAAATTTAAATAAAAATTAATTATTAATTAAATAAAAATTAATTAATTAAATAAATATTTTTTTTAGGAAATAAAAATATTCCATATAAAATTAAAACAATAAAAACAGATTTATATAATTTGTAATTATATTTATAAATTAAATAACAAAATATTATTAATGAAAAAATATATGAATAAATATAAGTTTTTTCATAATATGTGTTGAATACCTTTAAATTTTTTGAAAAAGGTGCTTTATTTAAATCTAGTGGTCTATACAAACCATCCGTAATATCTATATTACAATTAATATTACATATATCGCCTACAATGATTATATATTTAAATTTTTTTTTTTTTAACTTATCAAAAATTGTATTTATACTTTTAAGGGATAAATGTTGTAGTATATCTTTTAAAATATAAACTTCTGCTTGGGGAATATTAAATTCCAATATATTTTTATTTATAAATTTAATATTAGATTTTTGATAATATTTAATATTTTTAGAAATTACGTCTTCAACACAATCTATCCCTAAGTATCTTATTCCATCCCAATTTATATGTTTTAACGTTTGCCAATCACCACAACCTAAATCACACACACTTTTAATATTATTTTGTTTTAAAAATTTTTTTAAAAAATCTAAATAATAATAATTGTTTATTTTAAGTGATCCAGAACCTGAACCAAATATCCATAAGTTATATTTGTATATATTATCAAACATATATATATATATATATATATATTACATTAGTTTACTTAATACACATATACTAAATATATATATATATATATATATATATTAAATATAATATGTAGAATTATTTTCTAATAATATAATATAGAATGGGAAAATATTCAAAATCAGACTTATTACCAGATAGTGCCAGAATTCTTAAAAACGGTATGCTTGCTGGCTACGTAATGATAGATGGGAAGCCCCAATTTAGAATCATAGGTGTTGAAGATAGAGAGAAACTTAAATTATCTAGTGCAAAAAGAAGACCAGGTAGAAGAACACGTTCATTATCTCCAAAAGGCGCAATGAGAGCTTTTAATAGACATTATAACAAAAGTCCTAAATACAAAAGTCCAAAAAATAGAAAAGGAGCTAAATCAAGAGATTTATGTTGGGATAATCAACCTTTAGTCAGGGATGCAAGATATAGTAGGTCACCACATAGATATGATTATCCAGGACTTGATGATGGTTCACGATGTGAAGGTGGTCCCCGTGCCTATAAAAACAATTACAATCCTGTAAAAATGAGAAAAGGTTCAAAGGAAGCTTTAGCTTGGGGAAAAAAAATGAAAAGTCAATCACAAGCAGGAGGAGGCGTAGGAGAAACCCGTCCAGTAAGTTTAAAAACTGCTGTAAAACTTTTAAGACAATACTATAATGAGAAATACAATTAAATTATTTCTAGAGGACTATAATTATTAGTATTACGTAATTTGTCAATTGGATTTAAAGTTATTTCTGTAATTTTAGTTATTATTTTAGAGTCATCTATAATAGGTAAAATTGGATTACATTCATGAAACCATAGTTTTTTTTCAATATCTACATCAAAATCATCTGGATAAAAATGATATAAATCAATATTATCTAATATACATTTAGAATATAAACTGGGTAATAAATGAAAACTATTTTGTGGAATTACTAATGTAAGTTGTTCAAGTGGATTATAAGGTTTAGACTCTAAAAACTCTGTAGGGTAAATTCGATTACTATAATATATTGATAACTCACGAAGACATGGGGCTGCCCTAAATGGGTAATACCATTTCCAACAAATACAACCTTTAATATAATAATGTAAAACCCATTCTAAGCCTTGTGTATATTTTATACAAATATCTTTTAAGAATTCTGATGATTTAGTAACATTGTTTATATTGAAATAATATTTATAGTATTGTGAACGCCAATCAGGATTATTAAAATTTATTTTAGGTTCTTTATATTTGTATAATAAGGGATAAAATTTTAATTGCTCAATGTCTCTTTCAAAATCATTTTTGTAATATTTACCGTATATTTTTTTTTTTTGAATATTATTTTGGATATCTTTGAGTTTATAATCCTCACTATTATATAAACAACTTAGTATTTGATGTAAAAATGTATAATTAATTGAAATATCATTAATTAAATAATTTTTTCTAATAGATAATATTTTTGAATAAATATTAATTAAATCATTAATACTATTATTTCCTATATCTAAATTAACTAGTTTAGGTAGAAAATCATTTCCTAATAGAAAACAAAGAAATACATAATCTACAATTATTTTTTTTTGTTCTAATTCAAACTCAATAACATTTATTGTTTTACATATTTCACTATATAGATGTTCTTTTAATTTTTCTATACTAAAATATAACAATTTATCCATATTTACTTTTCCAAAATTTATAGATTCTCTTAATAGATAGACTTTACCATCTAAACATAATGATAACATTATTAAATCAGCATCTAAACCATATATACAATTTATTTCATCGTGAGTCGAATTTCTTATATCTTCCATGATTTTATGTTCACCTTCTCCAGGAATACTTGCATCAGATAAAATAATTTTTATTTCATCATTTTTAGTTTTATTTAAATTTTTTTTAATGTAATTAGATAATTTAATCATAAATAATGTTCCAGGTGTAATAGAATTTGTATCCCAGACAGATTTTATCTCTTTATCGTATTTAAAATGTATTTCTTTTATTAAATTTTTTTCCTTAAATGTTCTATATCTTCTTAATCTTTGTTGTTCCATTTTTGCCCTTGGCGCAACACCATCTATTGAAATATATAATTGTTTTTTTGGTTTACAGTATTCTTTAATATAAATTATGTAATTAATTATTTCATTAAACATTAATTTTTCTAATTTAGAAATGATATTAATATTATCATTAATATCATTTTTATTACTCATATAATCCTTATTATGTAAACGTATTAATTCAGGATTATTTGCTGTTATTTTATGACAACAAGGGTGAATTAAACCATTTGCATCTAAATATAGATTATCTATCTCGTTCGTAGGCGTATCTAAAATTAAATTATCATATTTATTTGTAATCCATCTAAAAAATTTAGGAATACCCATTACTGTTTTTTAAAAAATATATAAATTTATTTCGGAAATCAAATTTATAATTATTAAAATAGATTGTCTAAATCAGTTAAATCATCAACATTAATTTTATTATTGTGATTATCAGTATTAATTTTAAGATTAGTTTCCGTTGTTTCAGTTTCATCATCAGAAGTATCAGATATAGAATTGTTAAAAGATACGTCAACAGTATCCTTTGTGTTATTATCAAAAAATTGTCCATTTTTGGCAAAACATTCTTTAACTTCATTATTGTTTATTAAAATATTTACTTGGTCATATGTATATTTTTGTATCATATCACATAAATTGTCTTGAAAATCTCTTAATGAAACTAGAATAAAATCCCCTTGTTCAAAAAATGTTCTTTTTCGTAATTTACCTCTAACATGACCTATACGTTCTTTTTTATCATAGCATAATATATTAAATCTACAATTACCTAGAATTTTAGTAATATACCCATATTCCTGTTCTTCTGTTTTTTTTAGACTCACAATATCATTTCTTCCAGTATTATCTCTCTTTCTTGCAAATTTTTTATGTTTATTTCCACCATGAGTATTTTTAACCATTATTAATATAATATAAGAATTTATTGTTTTAAATAATCAAATTAAATTTAAAAAATCTTTATATAAGTATGATGCCAAATCTTAAAAATATTTTAAATAATAAAAATAAATTAGAAAAATTAATTTTATTACAACGTAATTTTAAAAAAATACTAAATTATAAAAATAATATCAGATTTCAACTTGACCATTTTTTAAATATATGTAGCTACATAATTAATCAAATAAATCATAAATTTGACCTTAAAATAATTGACTATTCTGAATATAATATAGGATTATCAGCAATATATGACCTTGTAAAAGAAATAGACATTTTAAATAATTTATCTATAAAAGAATTACTTAAATTATCAAAGTTTAAAATTTTACTAAATCTAGTAAAATTTAATTTAACTATTAAAAAATATATTCTTAAATATGGTTTAAAAGATTTAATCCAAATTTGTAAATTTTTATGTATAGAAAATTGTCTTAGTTCTGAATTTCTTACTTTTTATAATGATTTATTTTGTCCAACAGGATTAACTATATATAAATTTGAACACAATCAATATAAAAATATTCATGATAAAGATAATGTATTAGATTTTGATGTAATTATCAAAACACCCATTATAAAATTATTTAATTCTGATAAAATATATTATAAATTACATGGTTGTAAAATTTTTTTACCTATTGCAAACATGATGTATTTATTTAATGGTTATTTTATTACAGATCATATAAATATTTTAAAAAAACAAAAAAATTTTATAAAAAAATACAATGACTTAATTCAATTATTAATTCAAACGAAATTTGAAAGCCTATATATAAAAAATTATATTAATAATTTATCATTACGAGATTTTATAGTTAATAATAATAATGACTTAATAGATAAAGTAAATAATAATTATAAAGAACTTATTAGAATAAAAAAAACAGATATTAATATTATAATTAAAGAATTTATCAACAATAATATGCTTTATCATATTAATACTATAAATAATCTTTTATTACAACCTAATAATCTTATGAATTTAAATCTTATCGATTTACTTTTAGATTTATTAAAAAATGACACAAATTATGATTATACTTTTTTTTATAAATTACTGCCTAATTCTTCTAAATTGTTTATAGAAAATCTAAAAAAAAAATATAAGCTTCAAAATATAAAAATTAGTTTATCTTACGAAAAGAAGATAGAATTAATGAATTGTTCACAAAACATTAAAAATAAAGTGATGTCAAGATTAAAAGAATACAATAACTCTAAAAATAATGATGTTAATTCTAAAGCCCAAAAATTTTTAGATGGATTTATTTCAATACCATTTAATATTTATAAAAAACCATATATAATTTCAAAATTTGAAACTATAAATAATACTAATTCACTCAATATTATAAAACATAGTATAAATAATGTAAATTATAATGTATTATTTAGCCCATTTGTTGAAAAAATAGTATCAGATTTAAATAATTTTAATGATGGGCGTAAAAATGCTATAGGATATAATATTTTTTACTATAATTTAAAAAAAAATTTAAACAATATTTATAACTTAAAATTAAAAATTTTAGATATTGTTGATGATAATGACTTTATAAAATTATTTAAACTGGTTGATTTGAAAAATATATGCAAAAAACTAAATATTCCCATAAAAAAAAAAAAACTTGATATGTCAAATAATATATTAAATTATGAAGTAACTATAACTCAAATAAATGTGATAAAAAATATTTTAAAAGTTAAAGACAATATTTTAAATGTTAACAATTTATATAGTAAATTGATTGACTTTACTAATATTTGGGAAAATTATCAAAAAGAACAAATAAAATATTTAAATTATGTAGATAAAACACTTAATGATACAATATATGGATTAGAAACATCTAAAAGAGAAATTAAAAGAATAATTGCTCAATGGATAACTGGAACCAATAAAGGATATGTCTTAGGCTTAGAAGGACCTCCCGGTGTAGGTAAAACTACTATAGCAAAAAAAGGTATTGCAAAATGTTTAATTGATGAAGATGAGACAACAAGGCCTTTTATATTTATAAGTGTAGGAGGTTCTGCTAATGGAACTACATTAGAAGGACATAATTACACATATGTAGGTTCATCATGGGGGAAAATTGTTGATGGGTTAATAGAGTGTAAATGTATGAATCCTATAATATACATAGATGAATTAGATAAAGTTAGTAATACTTTACAAGGTAAAGAAATTATAGGAATCTTAACACATTTAACCGACTCAAGCCAAAATGACCAATTTAATGATAAATATTTTGCAAATATTCCAATTGATTTATCTAAAAGTCTAATAATATTTTCTTATAATGATTACAATGCAATTGATAAAATTTTAATGGATAGAATTCATAGAATTAAAATTGATCCTTTGTCTGTTTTAGAAAAGGAGATAATTGTTGAGAAATATATATTACCTGAATTATTAAATACAATTGGATTTACGACCGATAGTATAATTATTGATAAAATATCAATTAAACATATAATTAATAAATATACGAATGAATCAGGAGTTAGAAAACTTAAAGAAAAAATTTGTGAACTTTTAAGAGAAGTTAATCTACAATATATTGATAACAAAATATCCTTACCATTTAATATTGACGTCGAATTTATTGATAAAATATTTATTAATCATTGTAGGATTGACATAAAAAAAATATATGAAAAACCTTTAGTTGGTGTGATAAATGGTCTATATGCTAGTTCAAATGGTTTAGGTGGAATAACTATTATTGAAGTATTTAAAAAATATACTTCCAACTTTCTTACGCTAGAATTAACAGGAAATCAGGGCAGTGTTATGAAAGAAAGTATGAGTGTTGCAAAAACATTAGCTTGGAATTTACTTAATAAAGAATTACAAAATAAAATTTTAGAAAATAAAAATTATGGTATTCATATACATTGTCCTGATACATCTACACAAAAAGATGGTCCATCTGCTGGAACAGCAATAACACTAGCAATATTATCATTATTCACGGGGTGTCCTATTAAAAACACTGTTGCTATAACTGGAGAAATTGATTTAAATGGTAATGTTCTTAAAATAGGAGGATTAGAAAATAAAATTTTAGGAGCAAAAAAGGCGAATGTATTAGATGTTATATGTCCGGCTGAAAATACTGAAGATTTAAAGAAAATAAGAAGAAATAAGTTAAATATTGAGTCTGAATCTTTTAATATACATATGGTTAAAAATTTAAAGGAGACTATAGATTATATTTTTGATAAGTCAATTTATAAATATTTAAATATTTAATATTAATATATTATAATGTTTTTAATAAAAAATATTACAAATATATTTTTATACCTAATCAATTCGTTATTTGTAAATTATTTATATGATTTATTGAGGATAATATTTAATAATGTATATAATAATTATAAAATTATTACACCAAAACATAAACAAATATATTTTATATCTAATATAATTAAAGGTAGTATATTAGGACTGTTCAGCCCAATAGCATTAAGAATTTTATACAGTTTCATCTTTAAAGACATATGGGAAGTTGAATTAATTAAGTTTTTTGCTAATATCTATGTATCATTGGATTTAGTTTCAATGTTTAAAGTTGAAAAGATGCAAATAAATACTACTATACATCATATCATGGTGCAAGTTTTATATTTATTTTCTTTAATAGTATGTGATTTTGGTGAAAAAACTATAGCTAAACCTATTGTTATATATGCTATATTTTCAACTTTTTCTTTTGTAGTTAATTTATATTTATCTTTAAGGTTAACATTAAAAGAGAAATATTTGAAAAAAATAGCAACAATTGCCTCTATATTATATCAGATTTGTTGTCTATTTAATTGGTTATATCAAGGATATTATTTGTATACAGAAAACATATATATAATTTATAAACTAATTTATACTTTTATAATATTATCAATTGTAAATGATGATATTGTTTTGATTAATTTTTTAAATAAGAATAGTAATTTAATTGAGTAAATTTTTTATCGTGCCCATTGATTTACTTAAATAACTTGAAAATCCTGACGAGCTGGTTTGTTTAGGTGAGCTACCTAATATTTTATAATCATTTTTAATATTTTTAGATTTGACATTTATATAATTTTCTAAGTATCTATTAGGTGCAGAATGTGGATATAATTTATATGTTTCTTTATTATAGACATTATCATAATCTATTATTTGATTTGTTTCTGATATCTGAGAATCATTTTTATTATTATCATTATTTGATTCAAACATATCTTCGAATTCTAAATTTATATCATTATCTTCAAATGAACTGAAACAGTCCTCGTATTTACTTTCTAAATAACTTTCACACCAATTTTCCATAAATATCATTTCCCAAGATATTCTTTTATTTGGATCTTTTACTAAAATTTTTGACAATAAATCAGATAATCTATTGGGTTCTATGATAATGTCATTAGAGTCTTTAAGTTTAACAAATAGTTCTGTTTGGTTGTGAACATTATAGGGGTGCCTTTTAAATATGATCTCGTAAATAATTACTCCTAATGACCATATATCTGATTTATCATTGTATTCTCTGTTAATTATCATTTCAGGAGCCATATAAAGTGGACTTCCGCAAAATGTATTTATTAGATCAACATCTTTAATATTTTTTGCAAAGCCAAAATCGCATATTTTAATAATATAATCGTGAATTAATATATTTTGAGGTTTAATATCTCTATGTAAAATATTTTTTTTATATAGATATTTTAATCCATTTAAAGTTTGATTAATATAATTATTATCATATTTTGTCTCTTTAGAATCAATATAATTTTTTAAGTTACCCATATTACAGTATTCGAGTATCAAATTCATTTTATTATTATATAAAACTATGTCATAAAGTTTCAAGATATTAATATTATCTAATTTTTTCATTATTTTTATTTCAGAGTCTAAATATTTTTTATCAATATGTTTGATAAATTTTTTTATTGCTACAGGCTTTCTATCTTCTAATTGATAACCTCTATATATTATAGAAAAAGAACCATAAGCTATTTCTTTGTCATTATAATAATAATTTCCTAAAGTTTTATAGCTCATACTTAATATTATATATAAATTTTTTTTAAATATATATTTAAAGGAAAAAGTATAATAAGCATTAATGATATTTACGTTTTTATCTTTATTTTTATGGGAATATTTCCATGTATTTTTAAAAAATAAAAATATAATGTATAATAGAAAATTAAATAAAAACATAATTTCGTTTACTCATTCAATCTTATGCACAGTAATAGCTTACCAGAATATATTACAAGATTTACCTAATTATCACTTATTATATAATTTTAGTTTTGGTTATTTTTTATGGGATATTATTTATATATTGATAAATAGAGATTATAATGATTTAATGTTTATATATCATCACATTATTTGTTTACTTGCATTAAATTCAATGATCAATAATAATGATAGTGAAATAATAAATAAAGTATTTTTTTTTGGAGAAGCATCCAATTTTTTTAATTATGTTGTTTATCACTGTATTAAACTCGATTACTTGAAAAAAAATATTATCTTTTTAAAAATTTTACAATTTCTTTGGTTTTTTTATTTTAGAATGATTTTAATATCCCAAACTATATATGAAGAATTTAATAATTTAAATAATAAATATTTTGGTTATGTATTACTGAGTATTCATGTTTTAAGTTTTCTATGGATGTCAAAACAATTTAAAAAAATTAGTAACTATTTATTAAATTGAATTTGTTGATTAAATTTAGATATTTATCAGTCTTATCAATATCAATATTAATCTTGTCAAATTCTAAATAATTTTTAATTAATGTTTCATATACATGTCTAATTTTATTTTTATTTTTGATATTTAATAAGATGTGATTGTATATATTTATTTTAAATAAAAATCTATTTATATCTTCTAATGTATCTAATTTATTGGATATAGTATGTAAAAAATTTAATTGATTATTAACAAACAAATATAAAAAAATACTTACATATTTTCTATTTAAATGTTCAAATTGTTCAATATTTTGTTCTTGTTTTAAATAATTAGTAATAAATTTTTTATATAGTGTTGATAATTTATAGATATTTAAATAAAAATTATTATCATTGTAAATAATATCTCCTAGTGTTTTTCTGTATAAAAATTTTTTAATATCTAAAAAACATAAATTATCTTTTATATCATTCGATAACATGATATATTCTATAAGTAATACTACAGCTCGTTCTGATAAAAACATACTTAATTTTAAATTATTAGAATAGTTTAAAACAATCCAAAATATATTATGAATTGTTTCTATGGATTTAAAACAATAATCTATATTTTTAAATTTATTGTAAATTTTTTTTAAGGAATTAGTAATTAATTTACAATATAAATTATATGTAGTTTGAATATTTGAATATGATGTTTCTATTTTACTTTTTAAAAAATCATTTAAATCAGTATCATTATTCATTTATATATATATATATAATACGTTTATTTTGTGTAAATAAAATCTATAATATTATGGATATAAATTCTTAACCCATTGTGGTATATTCTGAAAAATAAGAATTTAAAAAGATAGTCCAACAAATTTGGAAACTATTCAGATATCTATTCAATAAGTTTAAATTTAAATGAGAATAGAAAATGTTAGTTTACAATACTAACGGTTCTGAGGTTAAAAGAATCTATCTTAAGATAAATAAAAAATAAAAATTATTAAGTTTTATTTTTTATTGATTTATAATAACTTATATCTACAATTAATATTTTGTTGTTTTAAAACAATCATAAATATATTGGCCTAATATAACAACTCTTTTATTATCAGTAAAATTTTCATTTGGCCCTGAATGGACTAATTTTGAATTCCATAATATTAAATCTCCTTTTTGTGCATTTAAGTAATTTAATTTTGATTTACAGTATTTTTTCTTTTTGTAAAATGTATTATCATTGAAACTATCTTTTATATATACTGTCGCGCCATTATCTTTATTTACATCACTGATACATAAGAATATCTGAATCGATAATATATCTTTAATTTTATATAATTCATTATTCAAATCATTATAATATTTACTGTTAAACGGATAATCTCGATGTAAATTCATTGGATTACCTTTTGATTTTGGTTCATTAAATGATAATTTATAATCAAATGCATTTACTATTTTATCTGATTCAAAAATATATGAACAAATATCTTTTATATTATAATTATTTATATCATCAACTAATTTTTTAAATGTTATTTTTTCTCCACATAAACATCCTTCAACAGCGCCTTGATTTATATATTTTTTAGTATTCGAAATAAATTCATCATTTAAAAATGACTTAATTATAGTAAAACCATTTTCTTTAATTTCTTTTTTGTTATTCATATATTTTTTTTCGATGCTTCTGTCAATTGTATAAGTTTTTTCTATATTGTGTTTAATATTTTCTATTAATAATGTCTTATTTTTATTATTTAAATTTATTTGCTTTTTTCCATAATTTAAAATTAAATAATTTAGCAAAAATATAGATATATTAATTAATAGATTCTTTATTTCAATCAATGGAAAACTATACAGTATCAAAAAACATAGTTGAAAAAAATTAAAAAATATTATATATAAATTAAGATTGCTTAAAAATTGCATTTTATTATATAATATAATATTTAATATTTTTTTTTTTTTCGCAATATATATGATTAATGATTAATTATACATTAATTAATATCTAATATATATTTTTTAAAATCTTTATACAAAAAAAGATTATCCCTATTTGAAAAATCAACAAAATTTTGATATTTAGTTTTACTATTTATGTATACTCTATATCCATGATATTTCTTATATAAATTCATAAAATTGTAACTTTTTATTGAAGCTTTATACTTATCTATTTGAAAAAATAATTTATCGTATTTATTAAATGTTAAATTTTTTATAGAAAATGATATTAATACGTAATCATCGTTATTTTTAACGATTAAATTTAATTCCTTATTATCTCTGATAAAATTGTCTAAAATATTTTTTTGGTTATTAAATAATTTAATATTAAAAGTTGTTAAATCTTTGCCATTATTATAAAAATTTAAAGGTAGAATATTTTCTTCTACAATTTTTCCATCTAAACAATATAACCAACCAAATTGTATATTAAGTCTAATATCATAAAAACAATATTTTATTTCAATATTTTTAAAAAAATGGATAATATCTTTTATACAATCATCAATAGGACATGAATTTTTAAAAACTAAACAATTAATTGAAATTTTGCTTTCCTTACATTTTGAACTATCGTTAAATTTTGCAACTATAGATTTATACCAAGGCTTTTGACAATAGTTAAATTTAGAAAAAAAAGTATAATTATCTAAAAAATTTTTAATTTCTATATTATTTCCATGTAATTCAATTAGATTGATAAATTCATTAGACATATATATTACATATATTATTTATTCCTTTTCACTTTTAAAATTCTAAAAATCTTATTAGCCAATTGTCCATTATACAATCCTTTTCCATTTTCAATATTTTTTACTATATCTGGTTTTACTTTTAGTTTTTCTGCTAACTGAACTTGAGACATTTTAGGAACGGCTTTGGTTCTAGCTTGTGTAACTTGTTTTCCATAATCTACACCCCAATAGTTTAAAGATTTACCTTCGTCATGGTCTCTCTCTATTTTTGCCGAATTAGTTAAAACTTTGTTAGGCGCATTATTATTAAGTTTTTTTTCGACAACTTTAGAATTATGTGTATGTTTTTTCCCAATAACAATTGTTTTTTGGTGATAGTCTTCCATAATTATTAATGTATTGCTTTTATATAATTTCATAATCAATTTTATTTATAAAGATGATCTTTATCTGATTTGTAATGATATCTTTTTACAATATTGTAGGCCTCATCAATTTCCTGAAATAATTTGGTATATTTTTCTAATTCATCTGGATGTTTGTCTGGATGATATTTTGAACTTAATTTCAGAAATTTTTTTTTTAATTCAGCTAGGGTAGGTATTTCGCCTTTTTCTAATCCCAATTTTTCATAATAAACTCCTATATTTTCAATATTTTCTAAAGGTTTTTCTTTAGGTATATAATCCTCTTTTTCTAAATCAGACAATAATCTATCTAATTGATTTATGTAATAATTATAACCTTTTTTAGAAAAGATATTATTTAAATCTCTATAATTACTTTTAAATATATTGTTTTCACATGGTGATATTGAAAAAAAATTGCTTTTAAAATCTTCATCTTCATTTAATGTTTTTAAATCTATAGTTTTTTCTTTAAAATCCTTTTTCCTTAAATGACTAACCATATCTACAAACCAATTGTCTATATAAACTTTAATTAAATCTTGGTATTTAGTTTCTTGTTTTAAGAATCTATTTATTTTTTGGTATAAATTTACTAATTGTTTTTCCTCATCAGATAGTCTAGTAGGTTTTATAGAATTAACAACTTTAGCTTTCCTCCTTATACCGCCACTTTTTATTACTTTTTTTTTTCCTAATTTAGATAATTTTTTTTCAATTTCAGACATCTAGTTAATAAATAATTTTTAATTATGTTTAAATAATTTTTATTTAAACATATACTACTAAAATAGTTTATAAATGAAATATATAAGTTTAGAAGATAATAGAATGTTTGAAAATATTAAAAATTCTGGTCAATATGGACAAATGTATATACAATTTTCTGCTAATTGGTGTGGTCCTTGTAAAATGATAACACCTAAAATAAAAGAATTAGTTAATACCACTCAAAATGATAAGGCAATATATTGTTATTGTGATGTAGATGAATACGATGAATTAGCGTCACAATTAAATATAACAAGTATTCCGACATTTGTTATATATAATATAGCAACTGGTCAATTTTCAGATAAACTAACAAGTAGTAATTATGAAGATATAAAAAATTATTTTAGTTTATAAATTAATTGAAATATTGTTTTTGACTACATTTTTAATATTTACTAATTCTTTTAGAAAATCTTCTAATTTTTCTAAAGGGAATTGTGTTGGAGCATCACACAAAGATTTTTCAGGATTATCATGCACTTCCATAAATATACCATTAACTCCTAATGATACAGCCATTCTTCCCATATACGGTATCAAATATCTTTCACCACCTGAGCATACAGAACCATTTTTAATTAATCCACCTGGCTTTTGTAAACAATGTGTGATATCCATTGTTACCAAATTATTAGGTCCTTGCAACCTTATTAAATTTCTTGGGTCTACAACTAAATCATTATATCCATACATATTCCCTCTTTCACATAATAAGATTTTTTTGTTTCCAGTAGATAGGATTTTTTCAACACAATGATGCATAGTTTCAGCCCCACAGAATTGTCCTTTTTTTATGTGAAGTATTTTTTGTGAATTACCAGCAGCAATCAATAAATCAGTCTGTCTACAAAGAAAAGCTGGTATTTGTATTATGTCAACATAGTCCTTAATTAAATCTATTTGATATGTTTCATGAACATCAGTTATAATATATACTCCTAGTTCTTGACGTAAATCTCTGAATATATTACAACTGAT